TCCGGCACCCCTGCGCGGCGGCCTGTCATCCAACGGCGCACATAAACCTGACGTGGATCAGTCTTGCCTCCCGTAAGCACGTTAGGGATGACTTCGAGCAGAGCATGAGCGGCAAAATCTCGATGGTAATCCATGTCACATTCTACCTTGATACATTTTGCTCCACCAATAATTTTAGTGTCTCTTTCGTGGAATGTAAGTTGTACATTTGCTTCACCAAATCGCACCTCCTTGTAACTCTTTGTGGCTCCGGGATGAAATATGGCACTGCCAATCTCGGATCGGAATAAGCCCTCAGCCGTAGCCATCTCCACTTGTTCAATTAATTCTGGGGTAGTATATGCAAAGAAGCGATCTTGTGATAATGGCCATATTATCTCCCCCATATAATCCAGAGGCGTACCTGAAGGCAATTGAATAGATTCCATTGCCGTTGCGATGTTAAAGAATGCCGCCCAGAGAGCAGGTCCGGTCCTCATAGACTTCTCATAACTGTACTTTGGCCCAGGCCCACTGTAGAGCAATAGTTTTAGTATTTCTGGGTGAGTGGATTCGACCGCTTTCCGAGCCTCTGCAAAATCAAATATTCCATCATTGGGCAGCAGCATTAGATTAGCATGTTGCCAAGTATTTCTTGACAGTTTAACTGGCGTGATCCCAACCTGAACATGGTTCTTTGCGGACACTATGATCGTATAGTTATCCCCAAAGTTATCAAATACTTGCAACCCTGATAAAGCTATGTTCGGTCCCTTTTTGTGTATTGGCTTCAACTGACGTTGATTCCCGTCAATGATGCGTATCACGAGCGGAACCTTTGATGATATCCACTCACGGGCACCATTAAACACGCTTATCATGATGTTGCCGGTATCAGGACGACTTCTCTTGGGTTTCATGGGTCCTCCAATATGTAATCATTACACTTTCACTTTGGTAAATCCCCCCACGTATCCGCTACAGCTACCCCTGCCCTGATTGGCACGGCCAAGGGTACTCCTGTCTCGAACCTATCCACCACCAGTTGCCCTAGGTCTTCTACTATATCTTCTCTAGCTTCGAATAGAAGCTCATCATGTAATTGCAATAGAGGATGTATAACCTCCATCAAATGACCATTCTCCAAGTCATCCTGTGTGGTAGCCATACCGAGTTTTATGCAACCCTGCGCCCCAGATTGGATGGGGAAGTTACCGGCTTCCCTCAAGGATGCGCTAACCACCCACTTCAGCACACTACGGATAGCCGCAACATGCAGAACGCGGCCCCACATGTCCCACAGGTATCCTTTCTGCCTGACTCTGCGATGATCCTCTGCCCTCATGTCCAGGACGCCAGGATATTTGAGGTAGAAAGAGTTAATTAGGTCCTGGCACTTGTTCTCGTTCCACAGTGACCTGAACCTGCCACAGTCATGCTTATCTGCTACCTTGTTACAATTGGCGCAGACTACCGGCATCTGTTCCAATAAACCCTTGGCAGTGACATCGTAGAAAGTAGCCAGCACACAGGTCTTAGCCGGATATCTGTGAGCCATCTTCTCCACTCCGGGGTACTGCCATTTGCCTGAGTGATCTTGATAACGCTGATCTTTTATTTTAAAGGCGGCGATGGCAAAGTCACTATAGATGTCTTCTCCATTTTGGTACACTTTAAGCAACCCATTGTCTAGACTGCGATGTGCTGTGACACGGGGCTCTATCTGAGAGTAGTCAATGGATACTATTTTCCATCCTGGCTTAGTTATGAACCCGCGGCGTACATCCCTGCCACGCTCCGTCCTGGTCGGCATAGCCAGCAGATTAGGGTCCTTGCAATTTAGTCTGCCACTAGGTACCCTGGTCTGGGTCAAATGCTGGAACATACGATACTCATCCTTCGCCACACGCACGGCCAGGGCAGGCATGGGAGACACATAAGTACCCTTGAGCTTGCTTAACTCCTTATATTGCTGTATCTTGGGCACTACCGGATGATCGTGTTGGATAGCAGTAAGGACCTCATCTTCCACACTCTCCCTGGAGCCTGTTGCGGTAAGTTTGAATCGGGCTTGTTGGAGGCCCAGCTTCTTGAACAGCAAATCAGCCACCTGGTCCCCGCTGTTCAGATTGCAGTAGTAGCCCGTATCAGATTTAATCTCCTCCGTGATCCGGTCCATATCCAGGATAAGTTCCTTCTCCATCTTGGCGAAATGATCCAGGTCCACCTGCATACCGTTGGACATCATGGAGAGAATCATGGGAACTGCGCCATGATCTATCCGGGCTACGTTGGGGAGACAGGGGCCGTCAACTAGACGAACTCCGTTATATAGTCTGGGCATTCACCTCCTTATTAATAATTAACAAGACTGTCTACCAATTTCAAGTGGGTCCGAAGGATCAAGGTAACTCGTGACATCGATCAACGGCAACCGGGGGAATCGGATGACTCTGGCCGGCGGCGGGATAAATATCTTCTTGGCCCCAGGAACCCATAGGAGCTGGTCAAGATCATAAGTCATGCCCACTGCTGAGGCGAGGGAACTAAGGATAAAGTCTCTGCGGTTCATTCATCTCCTTCCAAAGTGTAATGATTACATCTCCATGACACGGCCCAGGCTTGCACCAGCAGCCTAGTATGGCATCAGCGGGCAATTCCCTGATCTCAATCAATATTTTTGGGTCATTAAGCGCGTCCAACTCGAACCCAGTTATGGCTTCCTCAACTGACCCCACCACTACAACAGGCTTACCTCTAACTGTGGAGAACTTGGTACTTTTATTGGTGTATCTATTGGCTAGGGATGAAGGCCTGCCTATGTAGTGGGTGTACTCAGAGTATCTGCAATGTACAACTTTCATGATCTCATCAACTCCATGTGATCATGGCCGGGTTCCCAACCTAAAGGCTTGAAAGTTACAATGACATTCTTTCCCATCTGTAGTTTGAACCCTTTCTCCTCAGCCGCTTCCTTTATAATTTCCCACTCATGGCGGCCCAGCCATTCCGTAAAAATATAAGTATCCATATGTAGTCTGCATATGGCTTCCCCTATAAGGACGGTAGGTCTGTCAGTCTCTACCATTTCATCACTCATCCCCTTGGTTCTGACCGTGGGTATCTCTATGACAGGTATGAACTTCTGAGGATACCTACAGTTAGGATAGTTGCATAGCATCTTTCTCCCTCTTGGCTGCCTGCTCATACTGTACCTTCTCTGCAACATGCTTGAGATGGTTCACAGCGGATATGATTTGCTTTATTTGGTCCCCTTGACCGCCTCCTTTATATAAGTATTTGCGGTAAAGGGTAGGGTCCACGATAGGGCCTACCGTCTCGGCCATATTAACGGCATTCAACATTTCCTCTGTGGGGACCAAACAAGCCACTCTAGCTATCATCAGAACCATGTCCAAGGCGACTGCGTACTCTGTTGATTTCATGGCACCTTCTCTGTATATATTCTCTCCAGGATATCGATCTGCTTATCTGACAAGTGACCAGACCTCTCCAATTGATCGAACACACTAGGCAGAAACTCATTCTTCTCCCAATGAGTCAGATTGCGGCCCTGCTCAAGGCAGTCATCTATCCATCGTGTGAGGGTGTCTTGGTTGTATCGCATGTGTTCATCATTAGTGAGATGCCTAATGGGTATCCTGGCATGTCTTCAATAGAGCCGAAACCCCCACCTGTAGGATAACTCCCATCTCTGGTCAATGTTACTGCACAGGCTGATGATTCAAGCATATCTTTAACCATTTTAAGTATCTGATCCTTCTCAAACTGTGTCATCTCAAACTGTGTCATGTATCCCCCCATCTCTCTTGCGGAACCTTCCTTACCTTGGATATCATTCTCTTGAGTAAAGGATACAACCTCAATGTAGAGTCAGAGTCACGGCAGGCGTAGTTGATAACCTTGTCGAATGGTACATGGGTTATACACTTGCCAGGATATAGCCCGGCCACTTCCTCTATTGAATCATGCTGCATCTCCCAGTTACCCCAGGATTTGAATACATCCTTTTCAGGGTTGTTATCGTAGTCAGTAAAGAATCTTTTTAACTTAGTCTTCATAGACTGAGGTCTGTACGACTTCCACTTCCCTTGTTCATCTCTTACTAGCTCTTCATCAGGTCTAGGCCAGTCCAATCTATAGGCATCCCTGAAGTACTCCAGGACCTTGGGCAATGAGTAAGGAGTAACTAGGTCGTCAAAGTCCAGCATGTCCATCCCTAACTCTCTGTAAGCTAAGGCTTTAAGCCCCTGTGGCAGGTTGCCTAGATGGTAGGCCATGACCATAGTATCGACTACTTTTTTGTGACGAATGTGGAGTCCCATTTTAGAAATAGGAAAGTAGTCATACATCCAATTATGGAATATTATGGGACCCTCCCATTTATTCAAGGAGTCCTGGAATGCGGCTAGAAGATCAGGTCTGTTGGAGCGTATCAGCCTACCCTCACCTGGATGGTTGGAAAAGGTCAGGCAAAATGGTTCTCTCTTTCTAGTGCTCTCAGTATCTATAGATAAAGGTTTGTCATACTCCATGAAGAAAGTACCTAGCTCTACCTGATCTTTAATCTCTGAGTAGTCAGGTTCAGGGTATTCGTCCTGCGGCACTGCTAGCCTATCAGTCAAGAATCTCTTGAGCCTGTACCAGTCTGTCCTGATCTGTAACATCTTCTTGGGCTCATGAATGCCTCTCGCCGGATGGTACATAGGGAATAGCCAGCCAAATGCCGAGCGCCGTGGTATGCCGTGATGCAGGTCTAAATCTATACTCGGATCAATGGCCCTGCAAGCGAATGCTCCCATAGGAATAACAAGCCTATGATCCCTTTCTAGTTCTTTGCTGAGGTGGAATTGAGAGCAGGACTCTAGCAATTCTATGTCCCTCGGCTTACCAGAATCTAGCTTACCTCCGCGTCCAGGAGGGAGGCATCTAATGGCATTATCGAACCGGCAGTTGGCTCTGCGTAGTCCAGCCAAAGGGAGATAGTGGGCGTTCACTTCCCATCCTGTCTTGCCAGTAAATGGATGACCGCTCCTATCCTCATCCTTGCCAGGACCCTCTCCAAGGAACAATAAGTCACTATCTTCCGGCCCATCTGGGGGAACAACGTTATTGATTCCGGGACACTCAGGGCACCGCTCTATTAAAGACATCCTTTTGTCGTCTCTTGTCTAAGGCTAATGCAAGATTCTTGATATTGAACACACCATCCAGGGTGAATGTGCCGTCACTCTCCTTATACACATAAGGACTAAATACCTCTTGGTCCTTAGACTGGGAGATGAGCCATTCAGCTATGAACTGCTCTGTGCCTTTCATGATTGACTCCTAGACATACTACTTGGAAATCTACGTTTTGGCTAAATTGGAATCCCATTGAACCAAAACTGCACTCATAGCCATAGAAAGTCGGTCTCTTTGCTGGAGATCTGTGAACCAGAATGTGACGGCTGATCTGTCATCCTCCCCAGGAGTATTATGAAGCTCTGGGGGGGATAGCAGAAATATTCTGGTTCCGTAGAAATATGTGCCATCGATGTTGTGCATCACATTTACGATTTGCTTGCTGAGTTCTTCAGCGTATACATTGACTCTCATTGTGTCTCCTTGTCTTCCTCATCAGGATTTATGGGTTTCATATTTATGCTACCTAAGAATTCTAGTTCACTGTCACAGTCAATATCAGTCATACTGTGGAAATGCCTAGCTACGAGATCAAGAGCCTCGTCTATATCGTCTGCCTCAAAAGAGACATCCACGGTAAGGTGAAATCTCACTTTGTCTCCTTATCCCTTTCCCCCCACACAGATATTGACCCATCGCAGTGGCCAGCATCTTCATTGGAATATTCAAATCTCCATTGTGATTTGCGCTTACCGTCCTCTAATGGAAAGTGGTCCATGCCAAAAATGTCACCTATGCCCCCTAGCAAGTTCTGTAGAGCAACAGCCATATCCTTAGTCGTAATACTAACCTCAATTCTCATCCATATCTTCATTTGCTGTTTATCTCCTTCACGATATTCTGGGCCGTCTTGACTCCTATTCCTGGCACCCTCAACCAATCTAACTCATCTGCTTGCGCCAAACTGCTGGCCTTCTTGAATAGTCTCTCAGCATCTATGCTGTGCTTGACACCCACTCCTGTCAGCTGAGCCGCCCATCTCCTGACTAGACTAGGCTTGCCTCTCATGTCAGGTATAGCTAACTTCTGTGTTTCCAACAAGCTAGTATGATTTTCCCACTTCTTCTGGAAGTAGTGATAGCAGTTGCAGATGTTAACTGCTGTATGCTCCAGAGTCATACTATATGTAATGATTACACCTGAAAGTGATACGCTGAGGAGGTAGCGATAGAGCTTGGAGTACATAACTCTCTGGCTACGATAAACTAGGGGGAACCAGCCAGCACCTTTGTTGGTTATTAGCAGACCCTCCCAATTAGGGCCGGAGCCAGCGGCCCAGACACCCTCTATGACTAGGAGACTCTTGTCATACATATTCATCATACCTGGCCTCTGGTGAGCAACGTAACGGGCATCGTCAATGCAGTTGAGCATGTCATGTATAGTCTTGCGCTCTATTCCTATAGAAATAATACCTTTAGGTCCCTTGCCTTCGAAACATACATCACCGAACTCTAGCTGTGTTAGCTCAGCATGGACGCCTAGTCTTTTGATTGGGGGGAGCAGTTCCGCGCTACCCACGCGAGAATCGATGAAGATCATTTGCCGGATTGCCTCCATGCGAATCCCTTCTTTGTCAGCAGCCACCACGTAAACTCCTTATCCTTCGGGTTTGGGTTTGGTTGGGCTTCTACATAACCATTATTAACTAGTTCATCAAGGGCTATGTATTTGTCCCCAGCAGTATCAGTAAGCGTTCCACAGGGCCATATTCCCTTCAGCAGATGCTTGGCTGCTTCAGATAGTTTATCCTTCGGATTGGGTTGGGCCTTATGGATGGCTGGTGTCGAAAGGTCTGCCCATGTAGACCTATCCGAAGCCACCTTCTCGGTGCTGACTATAGGGGATTTAACCAGCGCCATCTTTAGCCTTTCCAGTTTGATCCACTCCACCAAGGACCAGCCACACACATCCACCAATTCTGACTGAATCTCGGCTATTCCGTCTATATGGCTGATATTAAACGACTTGTCTCCATAGGTGCTGTGACCTGTTTCCATCTTGGAGTAGAGTTGCTGCATGAAGTCCATGAAGTAAGGCTTGAATGTTGACATCTACAACTCCTGACTTGTGTAGGCGGTATTCCATGCAACACCTACGGCAGTGAGTACCCATTGATACTTGTACGGCTCCGACATTGAGCTTATGTCCACATGGCGTATGTACCCTTGGTGATACAATTTCTCCATCGCTTCCATTTCTGTAACATGAAAGCGATCACGGGGCCACTTGCCCCTGAGCAGGCTTAACATTTTCTGTTCCATTAGAGCCCCCATTCTTTTAGACTAACATTAGGGTAGATAGTCTGAACCAGCCCCGCAAAGTTGCAGTCATCTCCCCATAGTTCTAATCCTTCTTTAGTTGTATCTGACTTACAAGTAAGGATACGAAGACCCCATTGAGGGGAGATTTCCTTCTTGCGGACCTTACTGTATCGTGCTGGCCGGTAGAGGTGTCCTATCTGAATGTGCCAGAGGTAAGTCTGATCCTTAAACCCTTGACGCTCCATTTTACCCGTAGGTATGCCAATCTCCTCACCTTTGTTATTCAGTTTGGTTTCATAGGCTTCCTTCATCTTGTTGGTGGCTATGATAATCTTCTTGGAGTCCCATGCTCTTGCTACCATAGCTCTCCTGGCGGAGTTTATATTGCCGTATCTAAAAGGGGGGACGTGATCCAACCTACCAAACGCAGCCAGACGCTGTAGCTCCCAGGAGTCGCTGTCACCATCTAATCCTATGGTGAGGGCGTCAGGGTTATTTAATGCTTGCATATAGACAGAGTAGAAGGCATTCCAATACTCCCCAAATTGTTCTTGGGATGCCTGTGTGGCCAAAGGAGCGGCAATCACTTTCACGGCGAAGTCATCTCTTCTGGCCCGAGGAGGATTAGGATTGTCCAAAGTGGAATCTATGCCCCTGTCGAGACAGATCACGATACCAGGGCCGGGGGCGGACAGTATGAACTCTGTCTTACCTGTATTAGTCAGTCCTTCAGTACCTATCATCAATCTGCGGGTGTTACGAAAGGTATCGAGGGGCTGGAATCCATCTCGCCCAAATGACTTAGGCAGGGGCATTAGTATCCCCCTGTGCATACGTGAGAGTATAGCATGTTAAGTTAATATTGTCAAGCATTTATCTATTATTCCTTCCCTGTGGCGTTTGCTTATGCAATCTCTTCTTCATTGAAGATAACTCGCTGCCAATTTTCCATATCAGGGTCAACTTTGCCAGTTCCTCTTTCTTCAATCTATCTATGTCGTTCCTTAATCTGGTATTGACACTGGTCAGCACCTCTATGCTGATTGTCACCAACACCAGACACAGAACAAGTGACCAATGATAGTAACTAGCTATAATAAGTAGTAACACCCCAGTCAGGGATAACCGAACGAGCCATACAATCATTTCCCCTCCTTCTGATCTCTGTGCTCTGTCAGCAGCGCCCAGTTGTCATCTATCTCCTTCTGGGTGAACTCAATAGCCCAGCAACGTAGCTGGGGTCTTATCGGATATGAATAATCTCCACACAGAAATAATATGTGCATCCTTGCCCACCTGGTATTCTTACCCTTACAGTATGCTTTAACCTGGGACATCCACATCCATTCATTACTCAGGTCTCCTACGGTCTTGGTACTTTTGTATGTGACCTTACACTCGTGGACAATGAGGGTATGGTTCCTGTACTTGCCCTGAGAACGTGTAATGATTACATCCACAGACTCTCCATCTGGGGTCATATAAACCCCGTCAACTTGAATTTGACCAGGATGATCTACGACACCCAGCTCACCCAGGAAGGTAGGGATATAGTATTCCTCCCAAGCCAGACCTATATTCATCCTGAGTACAGCCACGGGATCAGTTACTTGCCTCCCATCTACCAGAGACAACTCCTCTGCCCATTCAGGCTTCAGGATGCCTACCTCTGTGGCTATAGACCTGATAATATTGGAGATATGCACTCCCTCCGATCTGGGTACCCTAGACTTTGGCAGGGTCAGATTCACCGGGATTTCATTGACTATCATTTGTCTTTATCTGCTCCGCTCATTGGCGGCGCGAAGGGCTTCTCTGCTTTCCCCCCGCATGGGACGTGCCTTAATAATCTCTTCTATATCCGCCCGCAGATTGGTGAGCTTCTCTTCCAGATCGCGCGTCTTCATATCGACTTGTTGGTACACCTCTAAATCAAATCGCTGCTCCAACTCCGTGATGCGCTTGCGTAACAAATCTGTCCCAGAGTGGTTAGTTATTTCCGTCACACAAATTTCTCCGTTTCCGTTAAGATGGCTTGGACTTGATCCTCCAATTTAGATGGGCCGCCTGGATATTGTTGGCCCAATCTCTCCAATAACAGGTGCGTCTGAGAGAGCAACACCCGCAATCGTCGGATCGCTTCCAGAGCATCCGGGTAGAGGCAGGCATGGCTATCGACACCATAAACACGCTCCCCGCAAACATATTCCTTACACCCACAGTGTTCGCTCATGGCTTCCTCATTTTAAATTTTCCAGATGGGTAAACATAATATTTGATCCGCCCTAAGCCCTCGCACACCCTCAACCTCAATTCTCTCCTGAGATTCCCCGTCAATTTGCTTGCTGATGTAGAGGACCAAGCCACTTTCCGTTTCTTTGCCAAGCACCGTCAGAAGGAGGTCCTTCTTTCCTTTAGCGGAGATGCGTTTTATTTCTGTATCTTTAGACAGCCCCAACACAAGTAGAGCCATCACAACCTCCTTTCCATCTACTTCTCCTTTGTTCAATCGAATGAAAGCCTGTCCTGTAATATCTGATTTGCCCTCTTCACAAATAAGCATATCTAGCGTGTCCATAGCTATATCACCTCCAACCATGACTTCCTCGACTTCCTCATTTCAAAAAGTGGCTGCTGGTCGGACTTGAAACCGGCTTTCTGGCTATCTGTAGGCTTATTGGCCTGAGTTCACCCCGCCCAGATCGCGGGTAACGCTTCTTGGTGTTTAGTCGGAACCACGGGCGCGACCCGTCTATTTCCGCACCGTCCCTCACCTACAGCATGTAGCATGTCCCTTCCACGCTGCAGCAGCCTCTCAGCAGGCCGTACTCCCACCCCCTATGGAAATTGGAGGCGATGTTGTTTCCGGCCTGCCAAGCTCATTGCCAGTGACCCGCATGACGTTGCTTGTGTTTGAAGGCGCATATTATAGGCGTCTCCGCACACAGGGCCTTGGCCGATTCCACCAAGGAAGGCCACTGGCAATCTTTAGGGGCCACGCATCGCTTGCCTGTGATCCGGCTTCCGGCTTGAGGGGCTACCCCAAGTTGCCTATCTCGTGCGGCCTCAGCGTCGCGTGCGATGCACCGTCCTCTCGGACTATGGCCCCGTCTCAATCTCCAGGCACTATCCTGCCGGAATCAGACAGAGAGAACCCTATCTCACCAAGCAGTCCAGACAAATCATCATCCGTCGTGAAGTACGAATCAATAACTGCCTGAGCCATCTCGGTTCCATCTGCATCATTGACAGCTTTGAAGACTCCTGTCTTGAGTATCAATTTGGCGCAACCTTTAGGACTCTTGGCTAGAACAACGGATGCCCCACTCTTGGCAGATTCAAGAATGGCTTCATCCCCTGCCAACTCATCAGGCGCGGGCTGTGGAGCTGCTTTGGCTCTCGATAGCGCGGCAGTCCTACTTGCCGTCACACCTGTTGATCTGGTGGAAGCCTTGGGGGGTGACCCGCCTGGTATCCCTCCACCTTCTTCCCAAGGCTTACCATCTTCCTTTATCTCTGAAACCACGGCTATGGTCCCTGGCCTGCGGATTTCAGCAGCAGCCTCACCCGTTTGCGCCGATGAAGCAAACCCTTTCCTTTCTTCAGGTTCCGGCACATTTGATATATGGACCCAGGTGCCTTCCAAAACGGAAATGTCATTCGTGAATATCCCCTTCGGTAACCCACAATCGGTCAGGGATTTAAGGAAGTACATCCAATTAGTCTGGTTGCTGAGAGTCATGCCCAAACCACCAGGGATAGCAACGATACCCTTACCATTCTCAGGGTTCGGTGTAAATGACTTGTGAGCACTGGTCCCCATCGAATAGAACTGTTTCCTTTCCTTCTCATCAAGATCAGTGAGAGATTGAAATGTAATCATTACACCAAGCCTGGACGGTCCCTTGAGTTCCCCCCTCTCGTTCTGTGCCTGGTACATCTCAACACCTAACTCCATCATGCAATAGTCACCCTCTGGTAGACCACCACCAGCGACATACATATCAGTGTCGCCAAAGTTCACTGTGTCTACTACAGCCTTCCTCCTTTGTAATGCCATACAGTTTTTCTCCTTTGTAGTTTATTGTTTTCTTTCTCGAATCCAACGCTTAGCAGCGTTTATAGCTTCATCCTCCATATCCTCCTGGCCACAGTTTCCCAGTGAGGACCAAAACCATCTGTAACCTTTCTTCCACCAGTAGTACATGCCTTTCCTGCGGCGACTTCTATATAGAGCCTTGAAGGCATCAATCGGGATATTGTTTTTCATTGAGATAACTTTGTTTCACCTTTCGCAGCTTCCTTTTCCATTAAATCCTTGTCAAAGTTGTCATGCAGCTCACCAAAAAGAGCCCTCCATACCTCTGATCCTGTAGTGTTTTCAGCTATTTTAATGAGGTAAGTAAGAATATCTATCTTGGCTTTGAGTTCAGCAATGTTGTTCATAGTTTCCTTAACGGTTGTGGCATGTTGTCCAGCATACGAAAGAACTTATGAAACGACCTTGGCGCAAGATGCCCATAGCGTGGCAGGAACCAATCCATATGACTATCCACCATGATACTCTCACACATATCATCCCTGCTTCGCATACCTCTGCCGAATGCCTGAACCATATATTGCATAGCCAGGTAAGGCCCATACTCATTATCATCTGATTGTCTCGCCTTGATGATCTTAGCCCTGCCATCAGGGAACGGAATCTTACACATAAACTGCCACTCACAGGTATCCATAGGAAAGTCGTAACCAGTGCCTACAGAAGGGCTTACGAGAGTAGTGCCTGGGGGGGAATCCTTGAATTTCCTAATAGTATCACTCATGGACCTTCCTCTCTGGTTTAGTATCATAGAGCTGGCGTATCTGCTGGATTCCAAGACCTCCTGCTGGCGGGCATAGCTGATAGTGTGGATGATGCCTTTTCTATCTCTCCGCCTGGCCATGAACTGATCTAGCCTGACCCACAGTGGTCTCAAATCTCTGGTTCGTGCATCCACCCGCACAGGAGGATTGGCAGGAACATAGTAAATAGGACAACGATCAGGATCAAATCCGCTTGGAAACTCCTTGAAATCAGAGTCCTTCTGGGTTACACCTATCATGTAAAGTGTTTTGGGTCTTAGGGTTGCGCTAACTACAACGATCTTAGGCATCTTCAAGAGCAGGGCCGCCTCTGCATACTGCGTCGGTCGGATAGGATCGAACTGATATCCTCCATCAATCTCATCCACTATCCAATTATTAGCCGTGCATGTGGCCAGTATGGTCAACCTTGCGCAAAGCAGTCTCATATGGCTGAGATGTTTTACTAGACTTAGTGGAGGATCAGGGGAATACTTTATCTTCTTCGCGGATTCAACTCTTTCTTCCTCGGCTATGTACCGAACACGATCAGACCAGTGCTTCCACTCATTCATATTACTTCTGAACCTATCAGCAGGAAATGGAACCTTTAAGGTTTCCTCAATTTCCTTATGATTAAGGACTACTTGCATAGCTCTAGCTAAAGCGTCAGGGGCATCATGTCCTTCATCAAAGATAACCTGCTGGAAATGCTCCATGCCCAGACCATATCTGCGGCAAGATGTCCATTTGTCGTAGTTTGTGACCACCAGCTTAGACGCTGCGGCTCTCATTTGAGCTTTGCTATACGGACAGAGGACGGTCCCCTGAGATTCACACCGGGAAATATGACCGTCTTCGCAACTATAGCTCGGCCTAAGTTCACAGTTATAGTTATTGCGGCCTCTGATGTCCACCAGACCTATACTGCTATAGTCTTGGATCAATTGATCTTGTAGACCTTTGGAGCTGGTGACGATACAGGTAGGTAACTTACTTAGTAAGGCGGCGGCCACATAAGCGGGAGATTTGCCAAATCCGGTAGGGGCTGACAGGGCTATCACTCTCTTCTGAGATGTAATCATTACATCCACGGCCTCCTCCTGACCGGTTCGCCAGCTATCAAACTTCTCAGGCAGGCCGCATTCGTGTGGGGCGGGTGTTTTCATACAGCCAATAATCTAACGTATATGAAGCTCGAAATTAACATCATCAAATCCGGCCTCAGAACCACAATGAGGGCATCTCCATGTGGCGTCGGGTCTATTCATCTGATTTATGTACTCTTGTTTTGTCAGGAACACTTGGCCGCAGCCTGCCACATCAGGCATATCCCACGGCCCTTCACAGGTAACAGCGTAAGGTGTAGGCTCAGTAGATGCCCCTGCGTGATTGCTCATGTCAGACTCCTTCTTTTACAGAGGGCATACCTAATGATTTTACATAGGCAATAAGGTCATCACGCCTGTACCTGACTGAGACTCCCTGCTTGACCCACTTCGGACCCCTGCCATCTCTCCTCCATAACCTAACTGTCCAAATAGACTGTTCCAGCAGTCCAGCCACATCAATCTCAGTAGAAAACAGCTTAATTTCATTAAAATCAGTCATATCCAGCCCTCAGTTGGTACTGATTAGCATACATTAGGGTATGTCTGGTGGGATGTCAAGCGAAATGTTTGATTTAGACTATCTTTTTTAGGAGAGGTATCCTAGGAATCCTGGGCCTGCCTGCTTTGAGTCTAGCATCATCCTCGGCTTTTTCACGCTTGAGCCGGGTGTCGTACTGAGAAATAATTCTCTTGTTCCTAGCTCTCAAGCCAGCCGTTCTCTGATCCAGGGTATCCAGGAACGCCTCCAAACCCATGCCAAGGGCAGCGGATACCTTCCTTGCGTATGCGAGACTAGGCTGCCTCTCGCCAGAGAATATCCTTGAGAGCCAGGATTGGTCGAGACCTTGAGTCCTAGCTAAACCCAACAAAGAGATATACTTACCATCAAATAATATGCTCTGGCGGGTAGGCTTCAGCTCCCAAGGTCCGCTCTGTGCCATAACTGCTGCCCCCTGCTAGGATGTAATGATTACACTTTAGCATGACCAAGTATGTCTGTCAAGCAAGCCTACTCTGGCGATCCTGAGATTGTCCCGGCGGGAAGTTTACCGTCAGCCAGCAGCTTTTCCAAGATGCGAGTGTGTAAGCTCTTTGTACTGAAATTACCGGTGTTCATCTGCTGGGCTAAAGTCTTAGCCTCGGCACCCTCCAGGGTGATACTATGAATCCAGCCAGTTTCGGGATGTTCCAACGTAATTCCTAGTGTCACTCTGTTTTCAGCTTCTTGTAAGGCTGTTCTGGTAAAAGATATACCTACTACTCTAAAACGATCAACCATTACGGTTCTTTCAAAGCCCCCAATGTCCTTCTGAACGTCAAATACAATTTCTTCAGCCATCAAATAATATCCTCCACCTGGAAGTTGCGCCTTTTTAGGTTGGACCTTATAGTTCCAGACCCGCCCGCACGCCTCCAACGAAAATCAAAAACATAAGAGGTTCCTGGAGTCAGTCCAGTTTTTAGAAAGCTGAGAGATATCAAAACTTCATCAGTACTAGTCAGCTTATATATTCTCTCGGTTGCGTCCCCCATATTTACACTGTCCTGGAAAAACGAGAATTGTGGAAGGGGCGTTCCACTCTGAGCATGTACATTCATGTTATACAGCAAGAGGACTTTGGTAGTCTTAGGTGTGTAGGTAATCGTCATTTGTGGGACAACGGCGTAGGTTGTGCTGCTAGTTTCTGGACTACTGTCCGATGCAGTTGCCGAATTCTCATTACTACGCCCCGCCCGCAATACCCAGTCCGTGTCCCCGCTGTTGCGCTGCCACAGCTCGTCGGTGTCGGTCTTGTAGAAGAACTGGTTGGCCGAGGTTGGACTCGGAAACGAGGTGCCCTGTTCCAGGCGCTTGAAGGCGCTGGTATCTGCGATGTTGACCAGGGTTTTGTTGGTGACTTCTCCGGTTGCCAGATTGACACTAGCCTTCGTAGCCAGTGCACCTTGGCCTGTAATGTTCGCGGCTGTGTTGTTCAGTGTCTTGTCCGCTCCAGCCTCGACTGCTGCGAACCTGGTGGCGGAGTTTATAATATCATCCAAATCTGCCGGTGAAGCTATCACCCAGATGGCCCCATTGTGCCGTTTCAACACATAAGGGACTACATTTATATCCAACCACAGTTGACTGGTATCCCCAGGTGCGGACGTACTCCGGTGGATTGTAATCTCAGCATTGACGTTGGCGGCGGTGCGATCTGTCAGGACAGTGAGGCTCTTTCCAGCGGTTGCATCGGCACCAGCCTCGGCGGGCTGTAGGGATTCAACTGTAGTGTCATCAGCAAACCTGAGTTCTTTAGCTTGAGCCACGCGGATTGCAAACATATCATCGACCCAACCAGTCTGCCCATTATCTGCACTTCCAGCGTGCGCCCCCACCCGGCACCAAACTGCGTTTACTGGAACGGTTCCCTCAGCCTCGATGACTACAAACGATGTGCTAGTAGTTCCTATTTGTATCGTATTTACAAATCCACCGTCTTTGTCCGCAAACCAGAGTTGAATAGTACAAGTATCTCCACTCGTTACCTTTGCGGCTCCACGGATCAGCATTCTCTCGCCTTCTATGACCGCGAAGTGCTGTATGGACTCTATGCCATCAAATCCACCTCCTACATTCGTGAACTTCAAGCTCCGCTTTCCTCTATATGGAGCGGCAGTTTCATAAGCTAAAGTGGCGTTGCCAGATGCCTTCCATCCAAGTGGCGGTAGTTCAGTGCCAGCCTCAAAGTTGGGATTGGTTGCAAGGTTATAGGAACTAAGCAGGGGGATTTTGACGTGTACCCCATCAACCAGTACATCTATGCTTTTACCAGCAGTCTGGTCCGCTCCAGCCTCTACTGCCGCGAATCGAGTAGCGGAATCACCAACATCATCTAAATCCTGCGGGAAGAAGGTTGCCTGGAATCCATCGTAGAAGGCGGTTTGGGAAACTGTTGGGGCACCTGGTCCACCTTCTATTGTTGCGAAAAATGTTGACGCGGGGGCAGTGCCCAACACACGCGAGGGCGCGTAGGTGCTGGAAGTAATACCGTTTCCGACCGCTACTCCAATATTGGCCTTGCTGGAATCTTTCCATCTTATATTCACTTTCGGGGAACCATCGCCAGCTGTCCTCTTTATCATGCAACTGGCCATCAACCTATCGCCGGGCTGTATGGGGATAAAAACATCATTTATCAGGGGTGAATTTGAAGTACCGACGGATTTAGCCACCCATGAACCATCATAAGCATTGGGTGCATCATTTACGATTGTGAAATCCGGACCCTTCGTCCAATCCCGGTCCCCACCCTCAAAGGTGGGGTTTCTAACCAACTCAATAGCTCCAGATGCATTGGTGAGATTGAGGGCGTTGATGTCCAGTTCAGCCGGGATGATCGAAACATGAACGTTGTCGAAGAACCAGTGGCCAGAGCCGGGGTTGGTGCCAATCTCAATGCGGAAGAACTCAGTGTCAGAATCAATGATGTCAATAATTTTTCTCAAGTATTGATACGTTGATATAGCTTCATCCGCGTTAGCTGTAGCACTGGTAGTTCCTAGAACTTTAGAACCGTCATACTCCTTTATACGAATAGCTGCAATATCGCCTGGCAGGGATGCTGGATCACGTTTCGCCCATGCGCTGATGAGCACACGGTCACCAGTTGAAATTGGAATATAAGAAGAAAAGACACTTGCTCCATCGGATTCCGGTTTTCTCAAAGCATAAGTTCCATCATGCGGCGCACCGGCGGTATCAACTATTGCTGCGCTGCTTGACGTGGTGGTCCAACCCTCCGTATCCCCTGTCTCAAAGCTCCCGTTTATGAGCATGTTGGGGAATCTATCCTGAGTAGCTAGGACTACAGCCTCTAGCGCAGCACCTATGTATTGAGTCTTTTTACCTGTCCATCCTGATCCAGAACGCTCTACTTGGAATATGATGATGTCGGTATCAACGGGAGTGAAGCTGACCCAGAAACCATTCTGATCGTACTCCCATCCCCCCTGTATATGCCTCACCACCAGAATATGAGAATCCTGGAAAGCCGCCAATCCCCGGACGCTATTGACCAAGGCCTTGGAAAAGATGATGAACACCCGGCCCGTATAGGACTCCAGAGCAAACTGGCTTATACGACTTCGGTTGGCTATGGGTATGGTAATAACAGTCCCGTCTGGATGGAAGATAGTGTAATCCTCACCAGCATTTATAGGGTCAAAGTCAATTTCCCCAACATTAGGCGCTCCATTTGCCTGGTCTGGAACATACTTACCACGGAGAAAGAAGGTAGCCCCGCCTCCACTTAGCGTCAGACCTATATCTCCATAGATATAAATCTCCCTGTAAGGAGCCCTGGTGAAGTCCGGCTCCTTGTTATTAGCATTGCGAGTGAATACCTCCACCAACCACTGATCCTTGACCAGATTACCTACATTGACCCGCATCAGGGTGAATGTATCTTTGCCAGCTACGGAGAATTCCCCAGTAATATCCTCGGTCCTGTGATGTAACTGATGCACGATGTATACGGATGTGGTATCAGGCGTAGTTATCCAGTCACCGTCAATGTAAATCTTGTCCCCAATATTATCCTTGATGATGTAGCTCTCATCTACACCTGTGCCGCCAATGAACCGCAGTACGAATCCCTTCAAGCCACCATCGCCGCCCTCATCATCCCCTAGGGACTGGCCACCCTGTCCGAAACCTGTATCTTCAATGAATTCACCAGTTGCATCACTTCCTACAGAGGTAGCCTTGGTGCGGATCGCAACAATCGCACCTCCTCCATAATCGAAGGAACCTGGATTGGCCTGACCCGCAGAGAGGGTTAGCACGGTCCCTGTATTAGACGCAATCAGGAACTCAGCCTGTGCCATGCCACCCCCTTCTGACAGTGGCAGGGCAGGGTCAACTATGCCTATCAGACTGACATATCTCCCGGCCAGCACATTGGTAGTGAAGCCGGGACTGACGGTCAGGGTTATCGTGGTAGCTGTGGTACTGGCTACCTCTCCCTTCCAGATTCCAGAGTGGCTGATCTGTTTGAGGCGGACTACAAGACTCTTCGCCCATTGATCCGGCGCCCCCTTATAGTGTGCGTAGTAACCTTCTGGGAAGTTGGTGGCGTCATTGAATCCCTCGAAGGAGATATCGGTCGGCCTAGCGTTCGGACCCGTTACTGTGATAGGAGGAGAGGTAGGAGCAGTGCCGTCATATTCCACCTGCCAGGATAATCTGTGCGGATCAGTGCCGAAGAACAGCTCCCAAAACGGATTAGTGGAGTCCCACGTAAGGCCTGAAATCTTGACTGTATTGGTGTTGGTCCCCGCTGGCACGGCAACCGCCGCTATCTCAGAGAGTGTGGTACGAAGGTCACCGGAGTCCACGCCACAGACAGCAATGAAATATGTCCTGCCTCCTTTTAAGAACCCTCCGGTGCTGGCCGTGGTAGCTATGAAGCTGGCATGAGGTGGGCGCAGAGCCGCCGAGAACTTGTTGATGGGCATCCTTCCAGCTACCATGATCTGCGGTATCTTGGTCCCATCCTGACTCTGTACGTATCTCTGTGCAATACCGAAACTATAATCCTTGACCGGTTTGAGAGTAGCCGCCGTAGAGCCCGGATGCTGCACCATCGCGGGGCTCCATCCGAATGGTATTGTCCTGCTAGATAGCAGTACCAAGTCCCTAGGTACGGGAGTTCCGTACTCGCCTACAGCAAAGCCATATACATTTACATCACTCTCTCTCAGGAATGGCTTTGTAACCATCGCCAACCCGCCAGACTTATCCTTTACCTGCCCTAGAGAGAAGTTATTGACCTCAAAGGTCTTACCTGACCAGCTAAATCGAGAGTGAGTCCATGCTACAACATCCCCAGGTTGAGTCTTATACAGAGCCAAGCTGCATGTAAGCTCCACACTGACCTGGCGACGGTTTCTTTCAAGCTCTATCTTAGCCAGCCTTTGAGCCATCCAGGGACTATTGGTGAAGGGCAGGGATATGTCATTGTATATTCTGTCCCCGCCGTCCTCTGCCTCATAGACGGTCGAGGTAACAGGGGGGAAGTCGGTCTCTTTGTGATCGTTATCCGGGTCAATGAATACACCCTTCACAGCATTAAACAGATCACGAGTACTTCTCTTAGACTCAATAGTGACGGGAGCGACAACATCTTTGTCCTCGATGGTTATCACTGTTGGTGTCCTGAATGCACCGGGGAGTATGACCCATTTACCGGATATGGGCAGTATTGCACCAGCCATAGCACCCGCCAGCCTGGGTATGATGGTCCTGGGCCTGCCCCATTCAAATACTCCATTGACGGTGTACCTTTTCTCTGACCCTTCTCCCGCAGGTAGAGTAATGACCTCATCGCAAATATTAGCCGCCGCTATTAAGGCGGTCTCGTCTATCTCCGAGTAGGGCGCCCCGAATCCTCCTCTGATCTTGGAAGTGACTAAATAATCCGCAGCACAAAGGGCGGCGTTGTCTGAGTAATTCAGCTCGAATGATTCCCCCCCGGATGTGTAAGCCCCACTGCCAGCACTGCCGTCCAACTCGTAAGTAGTTGAGGTTAATACAGTTATGCCCCACTCACCATTAGCGGCCTTGTTCCCCCCTACGTCCCGTACCCTGACAACTTCACCCGTAGCATAGTCATGGGCCGTTGATGTGGTTATGACAATTGGAGTGGCATTGGTGGCATTAGTGATAGTCTTTCTGGTGGCTGGCGTTGCCCTAGGATCATACATGAGCTTTCCAGCCACATCGAAGGAGATTCTAGGAGGGCCGCTCTGGAACGCCTCCTTCGTGAAGTTGAGACGGATATAGGCATTAGCCACTCCCCTCTGCCTGTGACTCGAAGTCCAGATTCCCAACGAATCGGATATAAGAGTGGTGTCCGCCGCCTGCCCATCTTCTCCTCTACCTACATTAATCAATACCCTTCCAAGGTACTGTCCCGATCCCAAAGCCTTCACCCTGACTACAGGAGGACCCGGCAGGGAAGTTACTATAGATAAGGGTACAGGTGTAGCATCTCCCTGGAAGTTTAGATCAACAATTCCGTGTATGACATGCCCAGCCAGGCTGACCAGGACTAACATATCTACATTGTTGGCCCCTACTGGTCTTTGGAATGTTATGATACCGCCCACTCTAGCCGTACCATATATAGTTCTGCGGACTGCCGCCGCCTGCCTCACCGTGACTTGGAGACCTCTGATCTTCTCAGTGGGCTTCTTCCTGAGAGCTTCAGAAATACCTGCTAAAGTCAGAGAGAAACCTATGGCAGCGACACCAATAAGTAGCTTTGCACCTAGGAACGCCAACGGCTGAAACCCAGGTATGACGGATAACCCTATAAGGGCTGCCCCGGCTACTACTTTAACTACAGCTCCCACTACCCAATCCTCCAAGCCTTAGAGCATTCTCTAGTTAGCACTCTTTCCAACCCGTCCGGACCAGCAAAGCAAGCCCACACCCCATCCATGCCGACTATACCCAGAGCCATGCCGGATTCGAGTGTAATCATTACACAATCTCCCCTGCGGGCGAACAGGATAGGGACCTCCCGAATACCATGTTCCTCCGCGACCATGCTATAGAAGGCCACGGGTCCACTATCTCCAACTGCTTCATTTATAAGGACATGGCCCTCCTCCTGCGTGGAATACAAGCCTCGCACAGACAGTGCTAGATCGACCCCGGTGATAGCTAATACAGCATCACATGCGAACAAGGCACAATCATTCACACCTATCTGAAATGGGATGTGCATTTTATCCGAGAAGAATTGAACCAGGCGGCTCTCCCAGTCAGGGAAACGAATGAGGGAATTAGGCACTATCCCTCCTGTGCTTACGTGAGATTGTAGCATGAGAATTTTAGTCTGTCAAGTGTTATTTTAGTCATCATCGTCATCATCATCATCATCATCGTCTCTCTCAATACGGGTACTACCTCCCGAAGTGGCCGCAAATTGAGAGGGTCCCGGTTCACCCCAAGGCATACGGGCACCTTCTATTTCCTCCACGAACTCAAATCCCTTATCATTAGGGAACTCGGAAACTTGATCCTCCTCTGTATATCTTCTTTCCCTAGTTCTATTTAGCTCGATCAACCTACTTTCACAGGATATTCTGAGAGAGGATGTATCTGATTCCTTTGCTCCTTCTATCAGCTTCACGGAATCAGTTCTGCCAGAGAAAGATAAGTAAGGGTCAACTACGATGACATCGCTAGAGTCAAGCAACCCAAAGTAGACCTTGACGGGTTTGAATGGCCGGGAATCTGTCAAGGCTAGAGTCACCATGCCACTGGGTATGCCTGACAGGGTTAGGATTAAACCCACAGCGTTAACACCTGAAGTCTCAGGAATGGCTGATATTGATCCGAAGTCACCTACCCCCAGCCAGGTTTGCGAGTTCCAGGTCCTCGAGCCTAAGCCAGTCCATAGGCGCTGAGTGGCAGATGCCGTCTCGATCTCCACGAAGTATGCAGGGCGCACCACCTTCTGCCCGATCTCGGTCAACATGCCGGAGGTTAATCCTCTAGCCATTATATTGACTCCATAACTTTGAAGGACAGGCCATATATCTGGGCTTGGTCTATATCCCACTCGCGCACATTGCCGACTAACCTGAACAAACCAACGGGGTTAACAAAGGAACAAGCTGCTGAGTCGGCAGGGGAGGTGATCCTTAGTTGAGGCCGTATAGCTATAGATGCAGGGCCAGTAGTATCAGCCACTACCATGTATAGTCTCTTGACCGAACTGGGGTGGAGGACTTGTATAAAGTCCCCCCTTAGTAGTTGTCCGGTCCAGCCTTTTAGCAGAATAGTCGTACCTGTTTGGGAGGCGCCATCCACCAGGGGCGTACCTGTCGCCGTACCCCTAGGATTCTTCTCAGCCCCATCAGGTCCTAGGTAAAACTCGTTTGATCCCCCATCATTCTCCATCAGGAATGCTAGCCAGTCGGCAGCCTCGGCCCTCTCCATAGGAGGCAATTGTACATCCGCCTCCAGAGCGTCTCCAGGCCACACAGTAACTTGCTGCTGTTTGGTGAACTCAGACTCAGTGATGCCAATGAGCTTGATGTACCTCCACTTGGTCTTCATGTACCCGGTACCGCTGCCAGGTTTGGTTATGGTGGGTAATGTGATAATAGCCATGATGTAATCATTACACCTTAGAATCCTCTTAGAGCCATCTCCTTTGTAGTAATAACGGCGTTCTCTACAGACTGATTTTGCATTTCCTCAAGGGCATTGGTTATACGTTGCACCACTGACACATCTGCTCCTCTGGCATCAATGAAGTTGTTGACAGTATTGCCACTTATCCTGTCAAGTGGTACAGCACTGCCGGATGTACCGGGTAGTATCAATTCAGGTACCCCGCTTATGAATGCTTGATTGGCTCTGAACAGACCACCTGTATCGAACACGGGAAGGGTGAGTCCCTTCAGGATATCCGTGTTTAGAAAGTCTTTGCTTACGGCTGCCGTAGGTGCTGATGCCGCCGCTCCTGCGCCGGGAGCAAAGCCTCCAAATATAGCTTTGGTTATGAGACCAAAGAGTCCTCCAAACCCACCAGATTGCTTGGAGGCGGTTACCATATCGGACTGGCCGGTGAGCCAGGCGGCAACCATGTCAAATACGGCCCCCTCAAAGGATCGGGCCAGCTCGTCAAAGATGTTGGCCATAGCATCCTGGAAAGACTCAGCGGATCGTATGTTGCGATTAAACATAGATTGTAAATCGTCCCCAATCCTGTTTATTACCTGCCGCCTTCGCTGTCCTCCGATCTCCTCCAAAAGAGTCTTGGCTTCTTGTAGTGCAGCAAAATTCTTCTCATCGTCTCCGTAGAATATTCTTTGCCTTTCAATCTGTTTGGCTGTACGAGCATCAATCCGAGCCATAACCAGGGTGAATTTATTAGCTCGGCCCTCTAGTGATTGTTCTCGGAGAATATCTACCTGATTCAGTAAGTCCTCATGCCTCAGTGCTTTGGCCTCCTCCACTCTGGCCTCAATGGCAGCCTGGGTGTTGTCTCTCTTTAGCTGTGCCCTGAATATGGCATCATCAGCCTTATTCATGGCAAGGATTCTGGCCTGCTCAGCCTTGGCGGTCTTTGCTGCTGCGGCATCTCGTAAGGCTTGCTTCTTCAGCTCAGTATTGGCCAGAATGATCAGCTCATTAGCGGCTAGGGACTCTTGGCTAGCTGAATCATTACTGAAGTTTCTTCTTTCCCTCTCTATATCCCTCTGGGCCGCCGCATCCAAGGAAGCCTGCTTTTGATCGAGAGTTCTCTTCTGTAGGGATTCGTTCTCCAGTATCAGAGCCACCCGCCTTTGCGCTATCCGTTCCTCGACACTAAGCTGATCCTTAGCCAGCTTGGTTTCATTGGCCTTTTGTGCTTCTACTAGGTCAGCCCTGATCCGGTCTAGTCTTATTTGGTTGAAGCTGCCCCTCTCTTCTATTTTGTTTAACTCTTCAAGTTGGTCAATCAAGCTAGCTTGCTTGAGTCGTTTGGCACTGAAGTCCTTCTCGAATAAGTCTAACCTTCTAGCATCTGCGGCTCTTTGTGCAGCTTCCGCATCCTTAGCTCCTAATGTCGGGTCCTCGCCACCTTCTATCTTTGCCCTTGTCTTCTCCGCTTCCGCTAGAGCGTTGGTCACAGCTATTAACCTAAGCTCCGCATCCACCTGTTCAATAACCCCTCGAATGAGTTCGTCCTGGTTTAAGCGGAGAACGGCTAATCTCCCGCCCTCTCTCCTAATTATTTCTTTACGCCTCTCTAGAGCCTCCTGTATTCTGTTCTCTCTATCCAGAGCCTTGAACTCTCTCTCCTGGAGTTCATCTAACCCCTTATTAGTTATTTCTATGGCCTCAAGTGCACTCTTCAGCCCACCCACAAGTGCAGCACCGAACGTCACCCTGGCGGCATTTGCTATCCTCTGACCCAATATCGTCATTTGGTCAGATAGATTGCTTGCCCTCTCGGCAGCTAAGTCCTCTATACTGGTAAGGTTACCGAAAGAGGCCACCACCTCCTCTATAGTGGCACCCTCTTTCAGCAAGACGGCTATGAACTTGGATGTTCTGGCCTCTAAACCCAGTTGGACCGAGTTGAAAGCATTAGTGGCCTCATCCGTTGTGCCTATAGCTTTGGCTAACTCTTTCATTACATCGGAGAATTCCTTGCCTGTGTTCCCAGCCTTACCCAAGGAAGGAACCAGGTCATCCCATGCCTTCTGGTTCTGTACAGCCTCATCCCGCAACCTCTGCATGATCTGGCCCAGAATTTCTCCAGAGCGGGAGGCATCTATGTTCTTCAGCCCCATAACTGTAAGGGCAGCCACAACTTGCTGGAAACTGTTACTTGTCTTGTCCGCAGCGGACGCAGCGGCAGCCAATCCTTGCAACAACTCCAAAGGAGCTTGGCCACCTTCTCTGGAGGCAGTGACTATTGTTTTGGCTATGAGTTCCAGGTTCTTGAGCCTATCCTCTTCAGTCCTGATATTGAACTCTGTCTTGAAACCCCTCTGGATAGCCACAAGGAGCTTTATGGATTCCCCTAGGTCCGCGTTGGCAGCCACGCTGAACGCCACAAAGGCAGGCCATGAAGCTATGGCTTGTTGAGCAGATAATCCAGCTTCCCTGATTTGCTCCATAGACTCCACGATCTTTGCAGCCGAGACCGGGAACTGGTTGGACAGGGATGTGGCCGCTGCGGACAATCCCTCCCGCAAGGCGGCGGTCATGCCCTTTATGTTGGCCGTGGATTGTATCAGGGCCTTGTCAAAATCAGCAGACTTCTTGATGACGGCGCCCAGCCCTAGCACAGTAGCCGCAACTGCAACTGTAGTAGTACCAGCTACACCAATCAACCCTGTTACCAAGCCTGCTCTACCAGCGACTAGGAAGGAAGAAAGGACTAAGCCTCTAATTGCTTGTCTTTGTATACTCACAGACTCCAAGGTAGCTGCCGTGTCACTGGCTGCTCTAGCCTTGGTGGCAGCCGCCATATTGACTTGGCTCTGCCTGTGGGCTACGGCTAGTACTTGTTGCAGCGCCAACTGCTGATTGGCAGCCCCCTTCGTAAATCCTATCTGAGCTGCCACTGACGCCTGAGTAGCCCCAGCCATGCTGCTAAGCATTAGCTTATGATGTGCGGCCTCACCAGATATGAGAGACCTGGAGATGGCACTTCTTTCCTTCTCCTGGGCTATTCTCCTGAGTTCCTGCTGCCTCCTTTGCTCGTTCTGAATCTTATTGGCTGCCGTTACCCTTCTATCTATATCCAGCTCTCTAGCAGCGGCTTCTTGCCTGAGCTTCTGAAGGATCAACGTAGAGGCAACAGCTTGGTTCTCCTTAACGGAACCTTGAATCGTTAATTCAGATGCCTGCTGCTTTAACGCCGCCGCCTGTAAAGCTAGCTCCCCACTTTCTTTCATACCTGCCGAAGTTAGTTTGCCCTGAAGCAAAGCCTTGGATTGGGCTTGGAGTACAGCCGCTTCATTCCTAAGCCGCTGTCTGGCAGCAGTTACACCCGCCACCGACTGTTTATTGAACTCAGCGGTTAGCTGAGCCACCATAACTTGTGCTTTCTTGGTAGCAGCCGGAAGGTCTCCGCCAATAAGAGCGGCTATTTCAGCCATCCTCTGCCTTTGATTAGCCAGATCAACGCCAATACCCTTGGCGAACGCAGATAACTCCGCCTTAGCTGTTCTCAAGTTGGTACGGAACAGGGTAGTCTCCATACCCAGCGTGACGAACAGCTCAGCTATAGGTCCTGTGAATCCAGCCATACTAACTCTTCTTCCTCGGGTTGAACGGCTTCAGCTTCCTTTTCTGCCTAGCTCTCTTCTCTGTCATAGCCTTCATACTAGCTTTCAGCTCCCGACCTCCACTAGCCCCCTTCTCGGAGCCTGATCTAGATGTAATGATTACACTTTCCTTCTTGCCGTCCGGGTACACCATTGACAAGAAGTCGTTTGGATTCCACACTCTATCTGATTCTTTTGAACGGAGATACCGGTTGGCTTGGAAGGATGCGATCTGGGCCAGGAAATAGTCTCTAGTCTTGTCCCAATCCAGCCTCTTGACATCATAAAGGGCAACCACCTTGGCTAGAGTTGACCGCCAGAACTCGTCCTCAGTCATGCCGAGGGCGCGGGCAGTTGCCCAGTATTTCAGCCAGAAGGAACTGGCGGCTTTGTAGGGTCCTCAACCACCTCTGGAACCTTTTCAGAAGCCATAACCATTGCCTTTTCCTCTTCGGTCAGCTCTGGCATGAATAAGGTCACAGCTTTGGTTATCCTATCTAGGACGTACAGATAATGCTTCAGGCTGTACAGCTTGTCCGCCTCTTCCTGAGTCATCTCAGGGTGGTGGGTCTTCAACCCATAATACAAGAAAGCCCCGAAGATTTCAGGGCTATGCATGTAAGCAAGGCGGGGCTCCTTGGACATCAAGTTGTACCCCGTGTCCTTGAGAATACCCTTCACAGCGTAGTTGTTGAATTCAAGCTGATATTCCTTGCCCTTGAGCATAATAGTGACAATAGGATCGAGCTTAAAGCTCTCCTCGATCCATTTCCGCCGATCATCACCATTGCTGGTAGTCTTGCTTATGTCCATACGGGCTGACCTGTTACTTTCATGGTGACTGAAGCGACCAGCACAGTCCCAATATCAGCGTTGGGCTCGATGTTGGTAATGTAGGCCGCCACATCCACGGTGTCATCCGAGCCCGCTGGAGGGAAGATTATCTTGAAATTCCTCTTGGTACGGGCATAGCTGTCCACTCTGACGCCTTTGTGGACGACGTTGGCGGGCACCCAGTTGATACTGGCTTGGACGTTGTCCCCATCAGCCAAGCCTGGGATGAACTCTCTGAAGAAGCCTGTGGAGTCGTGACTGGTCACATCCAATAGATCAAACTTCACAGCAGGCCCTGACAGCTTGGTGACTTCAGGGACAGTGGTAAACACTTCAGGACTAGCCGCATCTCCAATCTTGAGGAGAGTGCCGTCCGCAACCTTTGCTATGGTGGGCATTCTAAATTACCTCCTAAGAATACGGTGGATCAGTTGTGTCAATGTCATTGGACTCCGGGTCATCATACTGCCCAGGATAGGGCCAAGGATGAACGCCGTCATCCAAGTGCTCTTCCATTTTTACTCTCCAGAGTGTCGCATACTGACAATAAATGCACTCGTAGTTGTTGTATTCATGCCACTTAGTTATCCTGTAGCCCCTAGTCTGGTCCTCACTGTCAGTTATGATAATGCGGGGCTCTGCCATAAATACATCCAGGTCAGTATAACAATGCAGTCTTTTGAATTACTATGCTTATTAGACATAGGCTCATACCTAATTTAGAACACAGCAAAGTGTAATGATTACATCACAGTTCTAAGCGTCTCCCAGGCTGTGCCATTCTCGATTTCAGAAAGTTTCCATTGGCACCATGCTAACTTGTTGACCCAGTAGTACCTATCAGGACGGACCAGGAAATCATTCAGGGAATGGCTGGCAACGGGCCAGGGTGTGGCACCAGCATCCAGGGTTACTGTAGGCACCCCAGCCAACACAGCATCTACACCAGAATTGGAGTTGAATGTGACACAGAACTCAGCCCCAGCCAAGTCCTGCTCCAGGGGAGCATCCACAGATAGCTCAGCGCCAACCGGACAAACCTCTTTATCACTAGCCCAGGGATGAGGTCTAAACCTGACCCTCTTACCCTGTTGCTTGACCAGTATGTTAGTCACCCCCTGTGCCCACTCCTTCAGGTTGAGACCATTCAGGGCAGCATCACCAGGAAGCTGTCCGCATATTAGAGCATAACAGCCATCCTCCTTCCAAGGCTTTAGGATGCCGGGCCAGTTGGATTCCAATCTCTGACCCTGATCCTGGCACTCTGGGAGCTTGCCACGATTGTTCAATCTATCCCAACTTAACGCGGTCCATTTCATACGGTCGGGGAAGAAGCCTCTCTCCATCAGAAGTAAACGGGCACCGAGGGATTCCATGCCGCCCACAAACTCTTTCGGCTTGTAACCCCAGATAATGGCAATGTCACACTTCGACAAAACACCTCGCGGAACAATTTGTCCTTCAATCCCATGCCGCTTCAGGCCAGCGGCCATAGCATTTGCATGGGCCTTCTGATGCTCACGCTCATTAGTATAAATAACGATCTTCATAGGTCTATTCTCCAACCTTCGGAGACATAGTGATGACCGCTCAACCAAGCCACCTTAGCCCCCTCAAACCACTCCCGGAACAGAGAATCCCATTCCTCATAAGGTCGTTTGTTTATATGGAGTTGCGTGCCATCTGGTAGTTTGGAGTCTCTATTATTTGCCGTGATAAGAACATGCTTCCTGGTTACTCTCCTTAACTCCTGACAAGCCAGGAAGTCATCCCCAGGAACCAAGTGCTCTATAACGTCAAAAAGTGTAGCCACATCAATGGATCGTTCTGGCAGTGGCAGCTTATGCGCCTCTCCATATACTACCCTATGACCGTCAATCAAATAATTGACAACCTCTGTGCCGAAATATGCAGAGAATCCTATAGATTTAGCATAGTCTATCATTTCCCCACGACCACACCCGACATCCAGATAGGTACCTCTGCAAGGTACATCCAACAGGTCCCTCTTAGCATCCCTCGTTCTACACAGCCCCATAGCATACTTCAGGTCCCGGTATGCCTCATCGTACTTCCTATATTCACGTTGGCGCACTTCATAAGCGATGAGTTTCATTTCGGAGGTTTCAGATGACATTTGCGATTATCTCCTTCCTGAAACACAGAAGCTTGGAGGCTCTGCTACAGTTGATGACGTTTATACCAGCCTTGTGCAGATCATAGAAGGCACTGTCAAAAGCGGCAATAAACTCTGCATAGTTAGATGCTTTGTCTAGCAAGCCTGGATGACCATCATGCCAATGTGTCTTGTGAGGCTGCGTGCCCATGTCAAAGCCTAACAGGAGAATTCTCTTGGCTCCGAACAGCACGGCCAAGTTCAAGGCTTGAAACCCTGAGTTGCCCCCCGGGCCATTGGTCCCTCCCAGATGGATCAGCCCAGGTGTAAAAGAAACACTAGAAGCGTAATTATACCCAATTAGGTTCAGGCCGTATTTATCACTAGCGTCCTTGCTGCATGTCCACTTTTGACCAGAGAATGCATTGGTGCGAATGTGATGAAGCGCCCACCAGTCAAAGTCGCAGGCATATAACAGATCAGCCCACGGAGCCAGCAAGTAAGCATTATTAACAGCTACAACTTTAGCCTTGCCCTTGCAGTAGTCCACGTCCTGCCTAGTAAGAGATGGACCCCCACCCAGGATAACGACGGTCTCTCCTTCCCATATCCTGGATGTAATCATTACACTATACCTTCTGCCACCAAATCAGGAACCGGGCTATCACCTGATGACGCTCCACCTCGCCATTGAACAGTTCCCAATCCATCATGTGCCTGACTATTTGCACATGAGCCTCAGTAACAGAGGCTATCACCACGTTGCCGGTGAACCCGAACAGGTAGTTCTTGATGGAGGTCCGCAGAGTGTCGGCAGCCTCATAGTCCTTATCCCATATATTGACCTGAACGATTGACCTGGCTAAGTCACTAGCCCCGGTCATCGACTCTAACTCCTTAGATTGTATTTCCTGTACTGTAACGTAAGGGTCTCCGGCGTCATTGGGCAATGGAGGGGGACTAATCCCAGCTATAGTGGGACTGGGGAACTGAGTATTGAGCAAGGATACGACTGCCGCTGTATGGCTAACCACCAGACACCAAACCTCTCACAAGTTCGGTTACACCTGAATGAACCTCATCCCTAATCTCTGCATCCCGGCCAAAGACAGAATTGAGCAAGATACCAGGAGGGGCAGTGGCTGTCCCATTGAACTCAATGAACGGGGCATAGTCTTTGTGAGACACATTCCTGGAATCATTGATCAACTTCTCCCCCCCAGCCTGCAAAACCACCCTGGCTCTCACTGCGGCTGCCTCAACCACATCCAAGGATATAGAGTCCCTACTGGCTCCAGTCTGCACAGGCCACTCTGACACAGCCTGGTCAAAACTAGGTCCCATTGCCTTGAGCAGAATATCAACTATAGCCTCCCCAGTGACTCCAGCCTCCAACCTACTCATTCCAAAGGTATTTAGCTGGACCCCTACCTGTGTCCCAGGGAGCCTGGACCTTGTACCTGTTGTTACTCTGACATCGGCCATTACGGTGTTATTATCTCCAAACGTAACCTGGTGCTATGTAAGTTACCGTCATGCTCCACCCCCACGATAGGGTAAGAGACTCCGTCTACCTGAGCGACCATAGCATTGGCCTTTATCGTGGAGAAGTACCCGTTCAGTTTACATTGCCTAGCCGTTACAAGAATATTGGCATCCGAACTACGCCTCTCCTTGTCCGTGGGCCGAAGCTCAATAAGAGGTCCTATACGGCAGGATATGTTGACTAGACCAGCCACGGCAGTCTCCCCACTAGGCACCTTCTGATTAGCCTTGTTCGTGGTGAAGGTCTGGGTTGCAACGGTGCAACGAGACGGGTACATGCCGTCCAGAGTCGCCCTCATTCTGTTGTCTATTAGAGGTCTCATCCTTCTCTCATGTTATCTTTAATGACTTTCTCACGGAACCCGGCAGCATCATTGATCTGCTCCGCAAGGTCAAATACAGGTTCCAGATAAGCCTGCTTACGGAGGCTTTCAGCCTGGTCCCTCAGAGATTTGGCCAGGGCTGGGCCGTCAGTCTGAAGGTCCAACACCTTTATTTTCTTCTGGATAAGAGCCTGAGTAGCCGCAATAGAGTCAAGAGCAGCAGCAGCGGCCAACTTGAGATCATCACCCTCTATGGAAAAGAAATCAGTCAGTTGGGCGTCTGACAGCAGACTATGCTCATAGGTTATGACCACTTCCTTGTCAGTGGCGGGGGCCGTCAGGAAAGTAACCAAGCCTAGAGCATCATTCAAAGTATAGTCTGTAACCTCCACTTTAGCCGACCCATCAACAGTCACGGTCTGAGTGTCCGGCCTGACCGGGGTGTTTGGTATTGCATATTCTAAGGTGGTGCCGTCTCCTGTAGCAGTGGCCCTGTCATACAGGAAAGGATCACCGATCAGGTTTCTCATCTGGGACTCAGTACTCATAGGATTCCCCCCCTAGAGTGTAATCATTACACTTTTTTACTTGGACTCCGGCTTCATTTCTGAATCGGATTTGAATGCTGTGGATTTGCCTCCCAACAATGTGGACTTACCCCCCATAAGACGTATTAGATTGGGTATAACCCCTACAATACCACCTGCCAGTATAGCAGAAAATGTACTCATACTGGAAGTCAACACCTTGCTCACCAACCTACTGATGGACCCTGAGAAAGTGGACATGGATGCGGGTAAAGCCTTTAGAGTCAACCGGGTAACGGACCCTGAGAAAGTAGACATGGAAGCCGCAAATGCTATAAGAGCTACCTTTACCCCCGTAAGGACTGCACTGAATGTAGACATGCTGGCGGTCAGAATCTTGTCCGTGAGCTTGGTGACTGACCCAGAGAAAGTTGACATGGAGGAGGTTAGACTTTTCAAGGTCTCTTTTGTAAGTGACCCTGAGAATGTAGACATAGAAGCTGTGAGAAGTTTGATGGCCACCTTCACGCCAGTTAGTACCGCACTGAATGTAGACATGGAAGCCGCCAGTACCTTGTCCGCCCGTTTGACTAGCGTACCTGCAAAAGTGGACATGGATGAGGCTAGAACCTTCAGGGTCAGCTTGGTAGTGGCGCCGGAGAAAGTAGACATGCTCGCCACCAGAACCTTAGCCGGTATCTTAATCAGGGTACCGGCAAAAGTAGACATGGAGGCTGTGAGAGAGTGTAGGGTGACACGAGTTAGGGCACCAGCGAAAGTGGACATCCCACTAGTCAAAACCTTGTCTGCTCTCTTGATTATAGTAGCGGCAAATGTTGACATAGAAGAGGTTAGGCTCTTCAGAGTCTCCCTGGCAAGCGCCCCTGAGAAGGTAGTCATAGAGGCAGTGAGAGTCTTGAAGGATAAGACTCCACCCTTGCTCAGCGTCCCCAGAGGATTAGGGCGCGGATAATGCCTGAATGGTTGGCGAAATATCCCCAACTATTATCCTCCAATTTCCTCAATCGTGATGGTGCCACTCGCCGTAATCGAGTCGGCAGGAGTTGTAGCTAACTCAACCGTTAAACGGGCACTGGGAGATATTACCGGACGGGTCTCAGGGGTCCATATCTTTTGCAGCATGATACGAACATTCCAGTGCCATGCGTACTTCGTAACAATCGACCCCGTTATAGCCTTCGTTGTATTGTTCACCTCAACCGTTCCACCAAAGGCCGCATCGTTCAGTAACCTGGGGATAGCCGTTGGAGCCGTGCCGCCGGAGCCAGAGGTAGTCTGCCCAGACTTCAGAAGGATAGTCAGCATTTCTTCCTCTGCATCCTTAACCTCAGTCTCTTGAGATATTTCAAGCTCATGGACCAGCACTATGGAATCTGCGGGCGCGACTATCTCAAACAAGTCCTGCTGAGCTGTCATCGCAACCCCATCAAATGTGACCGTATAGATTCTTCCCATATTATGCCTCCTTTTACTTACCTTCCCATCAATTGTCGCATTGGGTTCGCCCCTACAATCAAGCTACCTGCCGCCGCAGCCGCTGGCCGAACCGCTGTTATATTTGCAACCCAACCCTCTAAGTTGTTCATGGTAAATGTTCCAGGGTTATCACTGGTAGCATTTAGGTCTCGCCGCGCTGAACCGCCCAAGCAAGAAGAGGAAAAATCGTTTGCCCGTGCATCTAGCTCATTAGTATAGCTTGTGGGTATGGCGTCAACAGTTCCGTTCCCACTGGGGTCATCACCCCCAAAGTGCGCGATCCAAAGAGTATCTTCTGCGCCCCAACTCGGTATCAGATTGGGCGGATCAGGACTTACACTCGCGCCTTCTGCTGCTGTACCCACTTCTGGTGGAGTAGTCCCATGCCAGCTTGTGATGCGGTACACCGCCGCCACTGCGGTTTCGGTTCCGCTGGTGACAAAATCAACTGTGGTTCCACCTTCAGTTCCATCAGCGATCTTATAATAGCCACTGTGGCGCACACTGGGTGAACGAGTCTCAGAAAAAAGCTGGGTCCAACCAGTCGGGGTCGCTACAGTATCAGCGGCATCGTTGGTGAACATAACCAACAATAAATCACCGGAATTGACGGTGGTTGGCATGTCCACAAGATGTTCAGTGGTGTTGCTCGCAAATGCTTCAATCGTCTCATCTGATACAATAGGAAAAGCCATTTTACGAACCTGTTGACTGCGCCCCAGCTATCAGTCCCAGTGATATTAGACCCGACTCCAAAGAATCTTGAGCGTCAGTTATGATAAGTAGAAGGGCCGTCTTCTGAGCAGAAGTGAGTGTGATTTTACGGTAGAAGTCTAGTTGTGGAACTGATGTTTCCAGAATGGAGTTACCAGTGGCAGGAATAGTTACAACTAAAGTTCCAATCAATGGCTGCATAGCCGGATTCGCAGTAGAAGTCAATACAAGACTTCCTCGAACCGTTCTGGCTATTGCATCCAAAACGAACGGAGAGATCACCATCTTGTCATAAGAAACCGTAGCTGTTCCACCTAAGACACTTTTGATACTAATGGGCGTTGTCAAACTAATCATTGTAAACTCCTCTCATTTGTAATGATTACGTTACTAACAAAAATGGGCCACCCGAAGGCGGCCCGTTAGCGGCAAGGAGAACGGCTCTACCCCTAAGAGCCACCATTATTGACCGTTAAAGTATAAGTAAACTGGATACTGTCACCACTCACCACATTGATTGCAAGGAATACCCGACGATCCCAAAGAGAACCAGCAGTCAAAGCACTGAAGAGACCCCATTCAGTGATCGCCTTGGTGGTAGAGTAGGACCTCGTCGCTACAGAACGATATTGATTGGCAGCCGGATTGGAGGCGGTACCAGATACTCTAGCCTCACCATCCGTAGTCTCAATATCCGTGTCGCCCACGGCTGCCGCTGTGGTGCCGATGCCAGCATCATGGAACTTGAATCCACTGATAGTGGGTGTGACTCCATCGGAAGCGAAGTCCGTGGCCATATAGTTGACCCCGGCTGTAGTGACGAGACCAAACATCACCAAAGCCGTAGGATCATACAAGGACCACAACAGGAAGCCGAGAGAGGACATGCCCAAGGGAGCTTTTCCTGTGGCTATCTTCTTCCTAAACAACCACTTCCAGCACATCAGCATGGATATGATACGGGTTCGTAGAGACCTCCCTCCACCGGAGATGAGGCCATAGTCAACCCTGGTTCCATCCTTACGGATCAGGACAGCTCCAAGCTCCCCCTTGCAGTCTATTCTGCCACCCATCTCCATATCAATTCTCCCCTCGTTCGGGCCTCCGCTTCGGCAGTGATTCCTTCACACTGTAAACCGGCCCATTCTTCTTGGGCTTTGATCCCATCAACTGGCTCTGAACCAGCAGCTCATCCAGGATCGCCTTCAGATAAAGCTCTACCGTAGTGGATGCCAGAGGAAGATCGTAAGGCCACCCCATCTCAACTCCTTACGAGAGTGAACTGTCAGACGACACTGCCATCTTCACATCCCCTTGGGATGCTCCAAAGATGTGACGGAGCTTGTAGTCAATCGCATCCGTATCGAAGTCACCCTCGGTGGGATCAACCGCCCCACCACCCAATTGCCTCTGGTCAGAATCCTTCACGAACAACTGCGGGTCTCTCCGGCCACGAAGGAATCCGAAGTGGAAAGCGGGCCGCTGTGTCGCATCATTCGGGTCAGCAATCAGGAACCAGGGGTCCGTGGACAGGGAGGTTGCAATGATCTCGATATAGGGATTCACAACCAAGGTCAATTTGGATTTCATCCAGTTAGCAACCTGAAGGAACTGCTCAGTGGTACCCCCACCCGTGGGTCCACGAATTTCGAGGGTCAGAGCATTGAGGATATTCTGGGCAGTGACAGACAGATTGGGGCTGACCACAAGAGTCACAGCATCGATCAGGATAGGCTCACTATCCTCATCCAATTGAGCCGCAAGGACTTTGAAGGCCGTCTGCAAGCCAAGGATAGTCAGGGCGGGATTGGCAGTAACGATGTTTTTGTTGCCAGCCGTGAAGAACGAGGCATGGGGACCGTTCGCATCCACCAACTGCTGAGTGGCCAGTTTCTCCTCTGACCTCCGAGCAGCTACGGCCATCATCTGCGGCCTGTTCTTGAAAGCATTCAGGTCATCGTTAATCAGCATCTCAAAGGAGATGCCATAACGCTGACCATACTTCTCCACGAGGAGGGTTTTCTTACCTTCCTTGAAAGCGAACTCTTTGTAGGGTTCCCTCTCAGCCACTTTAGGCAGCTGCCCCTGACCCCCATCAATGGTGTACATGTTCATGGTCCTGAAATCCTTCAGATCATGCACCCTCATCCATTTCTGGTAGCTCACAGGCCACGCCCGATAGTTGCCAAGTAGCTGACGATAAAGCAGATCGCCAAACAGATCGGGGAAATCAGCTATGGTCATGGCTTCCTGCAAGTGGTAAGATGGTCTACTACCATCCATTACCCCTGCGAACAAATCAGCACACTCGGCCACGGCTGCCTTCCACCTGGGATCATTGCGCCGACGGATCAGCCTTTCTCCGCTGGTCAGTCTATAGGAGGGATCAAACCCCTCCTTACGAGGGTCAAACACGGTCAGAGACTCCTTAACTGCTGTAGCCTCAGCCGCAATCTTCTTCAACTTAGCTGCAATACTCATTTGGTCCTCCTAATAGACCGGGAATACAGTGTAATGATTACACTATTAATAGGCTAGGGTAGTGCTCCAACCTTGACCTGAATCTTGGTGGTGAGGACACCAGATGCCACCAGGGTTGCGCCATCATCCCCAAAGGCAACACCGAACGGAACCCCGTCCGCTCTCTTGCTCAACGGGGGACCATCACCCTTGTCGAAGTAAATCTTATCTCCGCCGAGAACCGTCACATTGGCATCGCTCCCGGCGGAGCCACTGTTGTCAACACCCCCCACCAGCAACTCAAAAACACCGTCAGTCTGGATGACAGTCTGGGCGCTGGAATTCACACCGGACAGAGCCACACCGGGTAGCTTGCCCACAACACAAGGATCACCGGCGATAGGCTGATTGGTTGTCCTTGATGCAGTCTGAGCAATCGCCTTAATCAGCTTGGTTGTGGTATTTGTCTCCGCATACTTTCTGTTTGTTGCCATTTCAACTAGCCTCCCTTTTTAATCAAGTTCACTTTCGCAAGCGAGGACTTACCGACCTGCTACAGCCGCATCCAGTCCGGCTTCTGGTATACCGAGTTCTGCTAAAGACCCTCGGAGCCGCTTATCTACCTCGTCCATCTTGGGTTCGCCGCCGGACTCCATGACGTGCTCTGCTCCCATACCCTCCACCTTACCAGGGGCCTCTGGAGAGAAATCCTCCACGATGCCCTTGATCCACTCCGGGTCAACTTTACCTTCCTTGATGACCGGGCTGGCACAGGCCCGTGCAACCAAATTGGCCCTGAACGGTATCTCCCCTTCTTCCAAGACTTTACAGACCTCATGGATGGCGAACGACCTGAAGTCCGCAGTAGCCCGATTAGCCAACTGCTCCTTAAAGATGGAGTTCTCCATCCTCAAAGAATCCCGCTCCTTCTTAGTCTCCTCAGCGGCTTTAATTTCCTCCGTATTCATTGTAGACTCCCTTCCTTGCGGGTTAGGTTCCCGCTGAGATTCCAATACAGGAGCACCCCCTGCCCCAGCCTTGGTCACGAAATCTGCTGAAAAACCATGCACGAACTCGTCAGCGATAAGACCAGATTTACCCTCAGCCTCCCCCGCGTGTCCTTTGAGAGCAGCATTAATGGAAACACCAATATGGGGACCTTTCTCCCCAAGCTGAGTAGCATGGTCAGAGAACACCTTGGTTAAAGCATACAAACCAGAGCCTTTAGGTCCATTCTTATCATAGTAGGCGTCCTCAGTAGTGATAGCAGTCAATTCATTCAGGTCTCTTATACCCTCCGGCCTATCAGCCTCCTCAGAGGCGGTAGCATGATTCCAATACATGTGAGTTCCCTTACGGAACGCCACAGGCCCAGAGTTCTTTATCATTGATTCAGAATAGTAAGCCATCGAACCCCAACCAGGACCGATGATCTTGACGAGTACCCTCTCTACCGCCGCTTCCTTTATGGGGGTGAACTCCTCAAAAGATACGGACTCCTGCACAACCTGAGCCGACCCATCCAGTGTAATCATTACATCCTGGCCAAGAGGCAAGGATTCCACGAACGTATCTCCATCATAGTATACCCTATCTGACTCAGTGCTTTTGCTATCCACATAAGCTACATGGACTCTCTTGGACTCACCGAGTTTGATCTTGGGGTCCGATCCCTCAGAGCCATAAGAGACGGAATAGGATCGCTTGTAGGAAATTCCCTGGAACTCATAGATCACGAAACCAGGGAAAATGTCGGCCACATAAGGGCCTGATTCATAATACTGACCTGAAGCCAGACCATGAACCTCCTCCAGAGACCGCCTCAAGTGCTTCCGTAGAGCATCATGGGACGCATTCATGGCAAGATGAGCAGCTTCTTGAGCGGATTCTTTAGATTTGGAGATGCACACAGCTATTCTTTGAGCCTTCTTAGGGAACTCCTTCGTCATACCGGCATCCCCTATACAGCGGCTCACAAAAGCCGAGTCAGTCTCTCCCTTTTTACGACTGGGCATAGCTCAACCTAACATATAATCAACTCTGTCCATAATAAATCAGGGTAACTAATTGAAAACAGATTAGCGATTACTAGCGCCAGGTAGTGGGGAACCTGAAGGTTTAGGTTTGTTTAAAGCGGCCTTCCTAGCTGCATCCGCCTGATCCAGTGCTGCCTGACCTAGATCAGCCTTACCCTGAGCAGCCTTTTTATCATCTTTAGCCACATCCTTGGGATCGATAAATCCTTGTCTCACGGGCTCAGGATAAAACTCCTCTACTAAGCCCTCAATATTTCTCTCTCCCATAGCAGTCACCAGTAGCTTGAATAGGTATCTCCTATCGGGGATTATGCCCTCAGCCTGGCTACCTCCCAGAGTAGCCGCTTGCACCACAGCCCGGACTCGATCTACGACATCCCTCTCTAAAATGTTCGGGAAGTCGATAACTACGCCCAAGGATTTGCCGTTTGGAGATGTAATGATTACATTCGTACCGCTGCCAAAATCATCCCTGGAAACGGCTGCTCTGAAGCCAGCCTTATGCAGCTTGCCGAGCGGGGCCGCAGCAGACCATTCTTTCAACTTCTCACACATATGAAGAATCACACACAGCCACATATTCTGCCTGGCGACCATCTTTAGCTCTGTGGGCCGATCCAGGGTAGAGGATGTAGCAAAGTTGCCAAGATTGGAGTCTCCAAAGAAGTGTTCGGGCAAATCCGACCCAGCAGCAAGCATTGAACGAAGTGCCCTAGCTTCATCCGGCCCTGTGGTGTGTCCAGCAGTTTTGATAGCAGATATTTTAGTATCACCTGCCAGCGTAGCCCAAGCAGCCGTGTTAGCAGGAGGATTGGTGTCCAACGCATTGCCTGTGGAGATGGCCGTATTCAGCTTACTCTTGGCAGCAGCTACTCCTTTTTTACCAGCTAAGCCGGATATCTGCATAGCCAGTCTGGAGTAAGCCTTCAAGATCGTGGCGAAGTTCTCAAGGATACCTTTATAGGCCGTGGCCCAAGGCATGGCGGAAAATAGCTCAGGAATACCAAACTGCATCTGCGACAGGCCGCCCGTGGATACATGAAGCACTGGAGAATCCCAGAGAATACGGATACCCTTGAAACTGGAGGGTTTAGCCCTAGTGCGGGGGTTATAGTCAACATCAGGATACAGTACCCTGCTAGCCTCTACACCATTCTTGGAAGGGATATGACGCTCGTAAAACCAAGGCTCCTGAGCATCATCAGGATTGCTGATAATACTTTGTATTTGATCGAATGGCAGAAGTCTGACCCTGGCACTCCCATTAGACTTATTACGGAAGAACACAAAGAAAGTATTACCATCCAACCTCTGATCCTTCTCCCTCTCCGGCCATCCCTTATCCCCATTGCCTATGATCCTTTGATTCTTACGGTCTGTGAAGAAGTCCCGAATGATTTCATCCACATCCTCATCATCAGCCTTGATCTTAACCCCGCCCCCCCAGACATAGAGTTCTTGCACAGTGACAGCTCTCTTGATAAGGGGGTTCACAAGGTACATAATCCTGGATAAAGCAACCATCTTGCGGACGGTATCCCGGTCAAGATTCCAGCTACCAAGAGCAGTAGTCAGATCGGTCCAGCCCATAGCATCCACGGACAGCTGAATATCAGCTAAGCTGGCGGTCTCCTGGATGGGGGCTTCCTGAGATTTGACCATAGCCTCTTCAGCATTATTTGCTGATTCCATTAGACTTCTGGCACCCATCCAGAAGCCAGCCAGAGCCCCGACAAATTTGTCACGAATGCCCATGTAATGATTACACTCCTAACGGGCTCCAACAGCCGCATCTCTCTGCGCCAAACTGGACCGCAGCAAAGTCCGTACTGTGTATATCATAGTAGCTGAGCCAACACCAAGGTAAATCCATTTCCACACTGATCCATCTCTATCCCCAGCCAGCTCTCTTATCATTATTCTATTGTTCTCTACAAGAGCACTCTGGTATCCTTGATTGATGGAAAAACGGGTCTGGAAATCCTCAATAGCTTGCTCCTGCTGCCTGATTTGCTCCTCTAAGTTGTTTATTATCACCCTATACGAAGAGAAAATCTCCTCAACCTCAGCGTGGGTATAGGTTTGCTGGATGCCCTGCTGTGCAGATACCGGCAAACTACACAATACAATGAGGATAAGACCCAGCAGCTTCATGCTATATCCCCTACTTCTTGGCAGCCGCCTTCTCGATCTTGTGGCCAATTCCGATCATGCCCAGACCTCCACCTACCATAGTGATACCGCTCTGAATCTCCCCAAAGCTGAATTCACCAGACGCTATGACACTAGCTATCTGAGCCAAACCCCCAAAAATCAAGGTAACACCAGCAGCCCATGTTTTAATCCCTGACATCCACCCACCTCCCTATTCTCAGTTTATGGTCATGACCAAGGCTTCTCTAACACCATCATCCTTGGACATTAACAGTTTATACGCGCAGGCACCACCAGATAGTTCCATGAGCCCATCCAGAAACGATCTTTGAATAACAGCCGTATCCGGGAGGTCGGTTTCAAGCTCTCTGCCCACACTATCAAAAGTCTGCACACTCAGAGGCAGGATACCACGGACAGTATCACTAAGGTTGACGGCATCAGTGCCGGACAGGATCGCCGCCGTTAGAGAACCCCATTTAGCTGCCCTCACAAATATCCTGATCCAATTCCTGCTCTCCGCCCGCCTTATCACTGAAGAAATAAGAAGAGGGGAAATAGTGGGGATATCATTCTTATGAGCGGCTATGTAAATTTTCCCGGCATGAACAGTAGTGGTCTCAGCCGACAAGTTGCAAATGTCCGCTTGCCACAGGATGTATCCATTGCCACTGGAGCCAAATACGGTCTTGAAGATATCCGGTGGCTGTGGGAATAGAGACATCTCGATCTGGGCTGATGCTGTACCACCAATAAGACACATGCAAAGGATAAGTGTAGTACATTTAAGCATTTACCACCTCTCTTTAGTCATCAAGCCGCTCCCACAGATGCCAGAAGTTACTCTCGATAATAGCTTTCAACTCAACAATCTCCTGTTGCAGAATCTCAACCCTGGCAGTGACCTGACCATATCCATACACGGTACCAATGAAATAAGCTGAGAGTACGACAGCAAGACTGGCTATTGCTAACTTGATACCGCTAGTCACTGCTTCCTCTCTCTCAGAGCCCCTTCACAGATACCAAGCCGATAACTGATACTGACCTGCTCCTTGATGGCATCATCACCTTTCTTCTCAACAAACTTTATCCACTCACGAGCATCTTCAAACCTCTGATCCGTACTCTTCATCCTCTCAGCGAGCAGGCCTTTCAAACCTTGTATGTCTGATTGTCTCGCAATATCCTTAAGGATACTCTCTATCCTCTTTATATCCGAGCACATCGCAACCTCGTCCTTCAGACAACCCTCTATCCTGTCTACGTCCTTCTGCTTTGCGTAGTTGTTCCCATTGCGCCGCTGAAACCACCAGCGTACTCCGAGTCCTCCCAACACTCCTGGACCCAGCAAGAAAGTGATTAAGTGAACCAGAGAATCATCAACAGGAATAGGTACCTGCATAGTGAGAAGTCTCCTGTATCCCTATTCGATCCTTAAATTTAACCGCTACCTCTACACGGTTACGGGACTTCGTCTTCTCCATGATAATACTGATGGTGTTCTTTACTGTCTGGACGCTGAGGTTCATAGCTGTGGCTATCTCCTCATTAGTCCGCGCATCAACTATAAGAGAGACAAAATCCATCTGACGAGGGGTCAACGGTCTGTCAGCAAACATTATCGTGTCCCGTCGCATTATGGATTCACAGTGACAGTCACAGTGACAGTAAGGCCCGTAGGAGGAGCAGGAGCAGCGCCAAACGACACCGGAGCAGATACAGTACTCAACAACTCTCCCCCACCACCCTCTATCCCAATTGTTTGTGCCACTACAGCACCAGTAGGAACAGCGATGGGGCCGTTCCCCAGGGCACTTATAGTCCCGGAGAAGCCTGAAGTAGGTGCAGCAATATCAAACAATGCACCGCTGGATATTTCTGAAATCCTCCAGCCTGCAATACAATTTGTCAGAACAGAGGTAGAACAGGGTGTTTGCCAGGGGGAAGTTACAGTGTAATTGAGAGAAACAGCGATAGTCCCTTGAGCGAACAGTGACGCCGGGACTAGGGAAAGGACCAAAGCAGTGAAAAGTAAAGCAAATCTCTTCATTTCTGTCTCCTTTTATCCAAAATAAAGTGTAATGATTACACTCAATAAGGGCTGATCGTGACCTCCTCATCGTACACTATTATAGATTCCTGATCCTGTGGGTCAATAGCCAAGTCATCCACGAATGCCGTCATGTACCGAACGTCATCCATGCCATGATTGTCCTTATCTATAGGAAGCTCATCTCTTTTGCTATTAGCCCTCTCATTATGGCTTAAATCCCATACATATCCGTCCCATTCATCCTCTGTTTTGACAGGTTTCCCTTCAGCTTTCAATGTTTCGTCCTCGTGTACGAGGGAGTCCCTTATTATAAACAGTCCCGGTTTCCCATCCCAGTCCTTCCGCAATCTAGCTTTCACACCTTCCACACCTGGTTGGATAGACTTATATGCAGGCAGAGTGATGTACCCTGTATGCCTCTCCAGGGTAGCCCTGCCCTCGGCGTCATGGTCACAGATGATGGCTCTGGGGATCACACCATCTGATATTTCCATAATATCAGCAGCGTGGTCCTCGACTAATCGCTGCGTTCTGTAGATTTGGTGCAACAAATACATGCGCCCACGGGGGTCCTGAATCCAGTCCTGCCATACAAAAGGATGAGTAAACCCAAAATCTATGACCCAGTAATGGGGCCAGTTCCCCCAATCAGCGGGTAATTCAGATAAGTTCAACATATGAATGTCAGGGTCCCAGCCCTCATATATCAGACCCTCAGCAGCAGCCCACAGGCCCAGATACAGCCTAGCTCTCCGGGGTCCACTCAATCTCTCCAACTTGGCTAAGTATGCCTGACCCTCAGAGGTCCACTTCTTATGAATGTGGTCCCACAGACGAGGGTTGTCTTTATGCACGGATACCAGCATTTTGGTCAGGCCGTTATCACATCGTTTCTTGATCCAATGAGTAGGCTTGTCCGGGTTACAGTCCATGATAATCTGCTGGTAGGGTATCTCCCAATTACGGAGTCGGGTGGTGCATATTTCCATATCGTTTTCCGTACACTCCGTAGCTTCCTGGATAAACCCCACATCCCAATCCGTGGACTTGATACGCTCCGGGTCATCCAGTCCGATGATGGCCAGTATGGAACCATTAGGATAGTTGAAAACCTGATCCTGCTTGTGGAGATGCACGTTATCATATGGTTTTAGGACCTGTCTCCTGAAGGTATGCAGGCATGAATTGGTCATGCTAACCCTGGTCTTACGGGCCATAAACCCTTTAGAATTAGGGTACTTGCTGAGCATCAAGTGTATTTTTTGTAGGGCTGAGAGGGACTTCCCAGTACCGGCTGGACCAGCTAAAAGGATTTCATCGTCGTGGCAATGGAACAGGTCGCGGGACGCCCCATATGGATGATATCTGATGCTGTGTTTCGTGGTCTCAACCAGGGCAGCATTGTCTTCAGCAGAACCTTTCACCCTGATTCTGTCCTTCATACTTTATCCACATCCACGCCTACGTACTCTCTGACGGAGGATTCAGCCGCTCCCTTGGTTTCCGGCTCATCCAGGGCCAACAATTTGGCTCTACGTGACTCTATCTGAAGCACTAACTGGGCGGCTGCCATACTGGATGGCACAATTTGTCCATCGTCAGTCACCAAAACTTCAGTGGCGATTTCGTAGTAGGCTTTGAGTAGTCCATCGAGCCTGTCAGTAGCGAGCTGCCGATTCTCAGTCTTAGTCTCCGAGCTATCTCCAACAGTGTGAAATAGCACAGCCTTCAAGTCCGCATAGGCCGTTGCCTCACTTATATTCAACTCCTGGGCTATCTCTCTAAATAGGGTCCCGGATGTGCGGAGTTTGACCACTTGGTATCTCCGCTCGATTATGGCTATATTTGCGGGTGTCAGTAGACCCGTCCTCCTCGGCTTCCTAGACCCGTTATCTACTCCCTTCCTGAAGTTCTTCAGGGGTCTAGGTGGCTTGGGAGTATACACCTCCACCGCTATTTCTTCAGCAGTTTGAGCAGCTTGTTTCCTCTTATTCCTCATAATCACTCCACGAGACTCGACTTTTGCATTTATTGCACACGCCCACGTTGGCATTCCATGTAGGGCATACTTCCCCAGTGCATCCCTTCTTCAAACAGGGTTTGGGCTTATCATTATAGCCCTTCAAGGTAAAAGCACTCTCTGTAGCCATAGACCCCCCTCCTCCGCTATCCCCCAAAAGTGTAATCATTACATATTCCCCCTGTCAACCCCGAAATTAAACTTGACATACATCCTTATTATCGTTATTTTAGCTCCATGAACGGCTCAAATGGCCAAAATAGTGAAAATAGAGAGGTTATACGTTGCAAAAAGTGCAATTTGAACCAATTTATCACTATAAGTAGTCTCTGCCGCCGTTGCAGATACTCACTATCCCCTGTAAAAGAAATACCTGAGAAAACCCCCCAAGAAGCTATACCAAAGCCTATCCCCCTCCGATCACACTTCTTCCCGGAGCCGGGATCAAGGCCATTCTGTCCTAAGCCCCCTAACTTCGGCTCCGTTCTAAGAGCACTCCGGGAAGATATCGGCTACAATCAAGTCCAGATGTCCCACATTATGGGCATCAAGCGCCCTTACTTGAACAGGGTAGAGGGCGGGTTCATCAACCCTGGTCCCTCTACCCTAACTAGGCTGTGTAGCGCCCTTCGCACTACTCTGTCCGATCTACTTTACTGCTATCAAAACTGGCCAGGCTCCTCTAAATCGGCTCAATTCCACGCTCAGACTTTGCAGATATTGGGCACATTTCGGGATTTGGGTACAGATCAGAAGCAGCGGGTCTTGCGTATGGTCAAAGATGCTCTCAACTCGCCGCAGGAATCACCTAGAGTACTAGAAGAATCTATACCGTCTGGGGACAACTAGATGTATACTTACAGAGCAATCAGCATTCTGGGCCACTTTCTCTCCCTCCTGGACCACACAGACCCCAAGAATGGCTGGGCTAGAGTCAAGCTGGAACACGCCATATGGCATTTAGTCAGGGGAATGTAATCATTACACATAGGAGACTACAATGAAAAGTACAGGCTACCAACCCTGGGAGATTACAACGGAAGTTAAAGGCTATCAACCCAAAGGCCCCGTACCTGACAATCCTAAGCCCCCTAATGCCGGACCGTCCGCCGTGTACCCTACAGAAGATCGAAACGCATGGATGCTCAAGCGCAAGGTTTGCACCTGCCCCACGCCTGATTGTGGTTGCATGGAATGCTGCATTCTACGAGACGGCACCCTGTAACACGGTTACCATTTAGATGTTAGAGTCAATAAACCTCCCCCCCCCCCGGCCTGGCAGTACTGGGAGTCCCATCGCTCGACTGTGACTCCCAGCCCGCCTATTACGACTAGGACCACCAGTACCATGACACGCCGACCGGCACGCTGACGTATACCTAATGTATATACAACGTATATGCAACGTATAGACTCAGTATATACAATGATACAATGTATACACGACCAGGTCCTAACAGTACCAGGGACCACAGCACGTAGCCTGCCAAACTGAGTACTATGGGGGTCCTAGTCCAATAATTAGGACCACTAGTACCACCAACACCAGAATGTAATCATTACACATTGGGACCTATCCATACTAGTCGGCCTACTGGTCTCAAAAACAAATCAGGGCTTCCAGTACTAGGTATGCCTAATATACAATCTCTCCATGGACGCGACTCACAGTGAACGACGCGGCCCTGATAGTGGCTGCTATCATGCATCGGATGGTATTGGCAAGGTCCCGATGGCCTATCCGCATATACTAAGAGAGGCATTTATCCCTCTTCGTGCAAAACGGTTGGACCGTGAGCAACGGTGGGCGGTAGCACTGATAACCGTCTCTCTGCTAATGATACCATTGGCTGGAATGCTGATGCTGTACCTTGCACCTAAAGTTTAATGGAGGGGAAGTGAAAAGACACAATCATCAAATGATATTCGGGCAGCTGGAAACCGGTTGCCCTAGGTGCGATGAACTAAAGGCGGGGGCTCCCATACGACAGGCTCCTTGGTTCAAGCGAGCACGCCAACGCAAGGCTGCCTTGGCGCATGAACTACAAGCCATCCAGGAGCATGACTTTGTGGCCTGCTCCAAAAAGCACATCGCCTGCACACACTTTGACTGGTAGATAACCCCTGCTACACACAGCAGAGAAAGGATAACAACTAAAAATTATGGGACGCAATGAGATTTTAGCAGAATACGAAATTGACAAAAATGGGAGAATTTCAAATCCTGGAAAATTTGAGGGGGAGATGCTTTATGTTCCCTTCTATTGGGACGCGTTTCTGAATGGTGGCGCCGATAGGGATGATGGAACAACACTTGGATTCAACATAACAAAGGAAGATAAAGACGAATTCCCGGATTTAAAGCATAGACGCACAGTAAACCTCGTTGAAGATAGTCAAGGATTTGTGCGTGAAGTCTAACACCCTTTATTGAAACCCCGATAGAGGCATTGCGCGGGTGTACAACTGGGAACTGTGCGCCTAGCGGAATGTAATCGTTACACAAAAGGGCAATCTAAATGGCTTCGTGGAACATAAGAGAGGTTTTTCGTTTCCGCAACGGCACTTACCAAACCTTTCCGCAAGAGGTATGGACTAAGTTGAACCAGCATAATGTGATGCTTTGCTGGGAGCATTATATACACCTTTCCACGCAACGCCCTGACATGGTGGCGTACACTCAATCGGACGCGCACGGTGAAGAGGACAGGCAAACATTAATGCGATTCGGGCGATATCTAAAGCGATACCATCCTCTGCTCTCTGACAAACAAGTTGAGGAACTAGCAGGATTGCTTAGGACGCGCAAAGATGATAGCAAGCAGAACGGTGGCGGGTTGCACTTGGCAACGGACAGGGAAACCATTAAGGAAATATTTGAGACTCCCCTACACGCCGGCGAGAGTGCTCCGGTCTCCTGTATGTGTGAATTTGATACCTGGACAAACCCACCCTACATGGTATACGCGGGATCGCCGGATGTAGCTATTGCGTATCTGCGCGAATCATCCGGCATTATAGCCCGAACGGTAGTGTCAACAAAGTATAAATGGTGGGTGAGGATGTATACAACGGGCGGCGATGATCACGAGTACCTCTGTAGCAGACTACGTGAGGCACTTCACAAAGCAGGTTACGAGAGGAGAGGGTCATTAAAAGATTGCAGATTATCGGTGCTGGAAGAGGAAGGACATTACGCACTTCCCTATATTGACGGGAGTGCTTGGTACGTATATCAGAACGGCGATTATTGGGTTGTAACGGATAATGATGAAGAGGGGGAGTACTCCTGTCAAGAAACGTCGGGCAGGGGTGATGAGGTAGAACGGACTCACTGCGCCAATTGTGAGGAAATAATCTCGCAAGGGGATGAAGAGTACCCCACAGTCGATGGCACCGTTTGTTCAGATTGCATCGAAAACTACATCCGCATAAATGACTATAATAGGGATGGCTATTTTCCCGCAGATGACTGTTCCGAAGGTTGCGATGGCGAGTACCATCTAAGCAGAGATTTAGAGAGAGATTGCCACGTAACAGATTGCACCTGCTTCGAAGACCAGCAAGAGCTAGACCTAGAATCCAACACAGATGGGGGAACGGAAAGTGAAACGGTATAATTCCTTATTATTGAACATCTTAGAGAGAAAGCGCCGCTCTAATAGCAGGACGGAAAAGCGATTCCTACGGGCGGTCCTTGATCCAGTACCGGGAATGCAAAGGGACGGATTCGGCAACCGTTGGCTCCGAATAGGTGAATCAGAGACCATGATAGCCTGCCACACAGATACGGTCCACATAACTGGCGGGTTGCAAAAGTTAGCAGCTTGGCGTGGTGAATTGATGCTACTGGAGAATGATGGGGATTGCCTCGGTGCCGATGACGGAGCAGGAGTCTATGCGGCGCTTCGCATGATAGCAGAGCAAGTCCCTGCCCTCTATGTGTTCCATCGACAAGAGGAAATTGGCGGTCATGGCTCGGAGTGGATCGCTTCCAGTGAACCGGAGCTAACAAAAGGAATCAAGCGATGCATTTCCCTCGACAGGCGCGGGACTCAGGATATCATCACGCATCAATTCGCGGGGCGCTGTGCAAGTGACGAGTTTGCCGACGCCCTTGCTCAATTGTTAGATATGGGTCACAGTGCTAGCGATAGGGGATCGTTCACTGATTCCGCCAATTATACGGACCTAATACCCGAATGCACTAACCTGTCCATAGGCTATGAAATGGAGCATAGTCTCATGGAGACTCTGGACGTCGACTACCTGGAGAATCTAATAGCTAGGTTGTGCGGAGCGGACTTAGAATCCCTGCCTACTGTGCGCGATCCTTCAGAGTGCGCGAGCTGGCCTCGGCATGATACCTCTTTTGTTCCTTTCTATCAAAGAGAATTTGCATGGAAGAATGGCGCGGAGCTGTATAACAGGGAAATGACTCCAGCAGACAAGGTGCTGCTCGATTATGAGGGAAAGTGACTAAAACTCGTCCTGACATACAGTTAGCAGCATTTCAGAACTATGCCGAGTATGTCTACATGAATGAGCGGCGGGAGATGCAGAAGAGTGCGGCTGATGCGACGGAGCAGACTAAGGTTAGGCTACTGGAGAAATGCTTGCCCTCGATGCGTCGGCATGTACAGAGTGCCGTACTGAAAGCTAGGAAACGATTTGGGGATTAGACTGTAATCATTACAAGAGGGGCTATATGAGCCTAGTAGATGAAAATCCCGAATGGTTCAACAATTGGATTGAACTGCAAGCTATCCTAGGCAGGTTTGGCGTGAGTGCCCAGGAGCAGGTTGTGGCAGGAGAGATAACCGGGAGCGACTTATGGGAAGAGCACCCGGACTTGTACACTGAGGCAGAGACTACTTTCTTAGAAAGACTCGTGATGTAATCATTACAAGATAAGGGGAGGGAATAATGTTTTTTTTGAGAGAGATATCGAAAAGGGATGTAAACAAAGCAATTTTCTGGGCCAATGGTCGGCCTTATCTCACGGCTGATTTCATAGGTCGGATAATACCTCAAGATGTAGGCAAACGGGTTCACCTTGTAGGGGAGAATGTGCTGCAAGTTGAAAACGCAGAACAATTCGCTGCTCGAATGGGAAATAAAAGCAATAAAAAGACTTGACAAGGTTTTACAATCATGCTAAAATCTCACGTAGTTACACAGAAGGACCCACACACACCAGCCAGTATGATTCCAGTGACTCAGCCAAGCCGCTCTGAGTGTCGCATTTGCGGCTGCAAACGGGTTGCTTACGCTGTAAATAATTTGGGCTATTGTGTCAGCCACAAGCGAAAAGCAGTCAGAGCCATGAAAATCCGGCTGAGTGTCAAGTTTCGGGTTACAAAATCAAATCGGTTTAATGACCCTACTGACCCGGATAATCCTAACAACAATCCTGATATGAGAGGATAGATGATGGTGGAATTCAAGCAGCATCCTAGGTTTCCCAATATAGTATGCTCATCTGACGGGCGCGTTTTCATCCATAAGAAAGGATGGAGGAGAGGCGGACCAGACGGCATCACTTACCTAGCTATAGATTGGTGGGTGGGTCCGCGCTCGGACAAAGTTAACAGGATTGTTCAGTACATACACAGACTGGTCGCTGAGACTTTTGGAGAAAGTATCATGAGCATGGATGTGGATCACCTGGATTTTAACAAACAAAATAACAATTGTCATAATCTGAAAGCTAGCCATGCCTCCGATAACAGAGGCAGAAGTAGTAAAGGCAAATAGTTGTTAACTCGTTTACTTTCTATAGTTTAAGGAGGTCAAGATGAATCAGGGTGTTGCGATAAAGGTGCATCTTTCAGAGGAGGACCTAATTGCTCTCCGAAGTATACAGAGGCGGATCGGGGGCAGCCGATTGGTCCCAGGGCCGTCAATACATTCTCTGATCCTCAAAGCCATACGGCTATATTATACCGAGTGCCTTGAGGGGGTTGATGGGGTTGGTGCCGAGAAGGCGCTGGGAGATAGCTGGGAAGAGGGTTGGCGCAATGACATTGACAGAAAGCACCGATACCCAGGAGAGGAGCCTACGCAATGAATATACCCATAGATCAGGCCCTATTATGCGTCAATTGTGAGTGCATAGTTGACATTGACCCTGAGTCCAAGGGTACGCGCTGCATTCATTACGGGAGCAGAGGTGTAGTTCTCTTGGCCATTCTCCTGTCAGAGAGCAAGGCATGGCCCCATGATGTAATCATTACACCCTTAAGCGAGACTTTAGCTGTTAAAACTGACAGGGAAAAGGAGAAATAACAATGATCTTTATATGGGCCATTGTATTCGGCTCGTTCGTCTCAGGCTTCCTTTGTGGGTATATTTATAGTACCAGCCGCAGGTCCTAGTGTAAATTGAGACCGATAGTACCCTATTATTTGATTGACAACCAGACAGACCTTTGATAGATTCGGCCTAGTAGTTAAATCTAACCTAGCAAGGAGAACAAAACATGGCAAAGAAGAGAGCAATGGTTTCTCAAAAGGAGGGGACCCTTGCATACCTGGAACCAGAAAGTATCGAGATGAGCGAGAATACCCGATTCGGCCTGAAGCAGAGCAGGGTTGACTCGATAGCTCAGAGCATCATGGAAATGGGGGGAGTCATGGTCCCTGGAGAGGTGGATGAGTTGGACCATCCGATTGGCGACTACCGCTACCGGCTCACGGCTGGGGCCTACCGCTTAGTAGCCATATTGCAGGTGAACAGGGAAGGGGCCGGACTGTTATTTCCAGCGATGATAGTTTCCCCCGCTAATGCAGAGGAGAGGCTGAGGCGGCAACTGACGGAAAACATGGAGCGGGAGAACCAGACCCCGATGGATCAGGCGACGGCCATCCGGCAACTGCTTGACAATGGGGTGGCTAAGATGGAAATTCGCAACATCTTCTCCCGCCCTGGAGGGCGCAAGGGCGTGAGAACTCAGCCTGCATCCAACTCGTTCATCAATATGACCTTATCGTTCCTCGACCTTCCCAAAGACACCCAGCGCAAGATTCATGAAGGTGCCGTGGGCGTGGCCGCTGCCTACCAGCTTACGAGGGTTCCACCAGACAAGAGAGAGGAAGTCCTGGAGAAGGCAGAGAAGGAGCGCGAAGCCGAGGTGAAAAAGGCGGAGAAGGAAGAGGAAAAGTTCCTGGCTAGCGAGAAAAAGGGCCAGGGCGCCATCGAGAAACAACAGGATATGGAAAGGGACCTTGAGGTGGCCAAGGAAACACTTGCCAAGGCAGAAAAGAATCTTGCCGACAGGACTGAACTGGAGGTTGCGGCCTATAAGGAGAAGGCTTCTCTAAAACCCAGCTCCGCCCCCAAGAAGACCCTGGAGAAGCTGAACGAGCAGTTTCGAGCCGCTGAGGCCGAAGCCAAAACGGCACGCCGGGCAGTGGAGGTTGCCCGCAATGCCGTAGTCAAGCGAGAGGACAAAACCGCCAAGGCTACTGAGGTTGCAGAGGCCAAGCCTGAGAAGGACAAGAAGGCCAAGGTCGTCAAACTAGGACCTGAGCACATCAAGAAAGCGGCCAAGCAGACTGGGGCATCAACTGGGCTCGTTGCTCCGAGTTCCAAGAACATAAGGGATACGTTCAGGACTCTGGCCCTACCGCCTGACTGCAAGACGAGGCGGATAGGCAAGGCACTTGTTCGGTTCGGAGCCGGTACGACAACCGAGAACCAGCTCATTGAGGAAATCCAGGCAGTCGTGGGTGAGGTTCCCAAGAGCAAGAAATAGTCTTTGCTGGCTCCTGGAGAGGAGCAACAATGGAGCAGGATATAATGCTAGTATTAGGTGTCATAGTCTGTTTCATACTTTTTTGTGCATTTATCTTGGATATGCGGAGATGAACCCATGACAAAAGTAGAAATATATTTCTTTGATCGCAGGGGAATAGTTCAGCGTTACGTCACAATGTCTAATAGATCGGCACCCTCGTTGATCCGAAGCATCCTAAAGTATGGGTTTGCGGACTGTAGTGACTTCAGGGAAAGGACTATAGCCCCAGGTGCGATTCTGGAGCTAGGGGAGATAAAGGATACTAGGAAGGCGGGAGGACCATGACAGAGCATTTCACGAGGAAAGAGTTCGAGAAGGGCGGGGCTATACCACTGAAAGCACTGGACTTACTGGCTGACTTTAGCCAGACCATCCTGGAGCCCATCAGGTCCAAGTTCGGCAAGCCTGTGCATATCACTAGTGGCCATAGGAGCGTAAAGTACAATAGGAAAGTAGGCGGGGCCTCTAACAGCCAGCATGTCTACACTAGGGAAATGTGCGCTGCTGATATTACGATCCCAGGTGTTCTGCTACAAGAGGTATTCGATTGGATCAGACTGAAATCAAAGCTGCCATTCGATCAGGTTATCCTTGAGAGGGGAAAGCAGGCTAGGCATGAGGCTGATGATTGTATTCATATCTCATATGTCAGGGGACCGCGTAGGGTGGCGTTGGAAGGATCGACTCACGGGACAGGGGGTTACAAGAAGGTGGAAGTTAAAACCTAGTCCCTAAAGTTTCCTCTAGAGTCTTTATTTCATTCTTCAGCTTGACAATCTCTAGCTCAGACTCAGTACAACCAGGGCAATGCTGATTATCCCTGATTCTGCCATCAGCCTCAACAAACATCAATCCTTCACAGTCCATTAGTTCCTCCCGGTCCATCCCATACTATATTTAGTATGCAAGTATGCTAATTCTAGTATGTCCTCTTTATCCGGCATATCGTACCTACAGGCCAGGTCCGATATTCTCCAATTGGTCTCAATACCAAAACAGTCCATGATTTGTATCCTGAACCCGCTCACACCTCTGGTCAGGGCTATAAGTAGTACTGACTTGGGTGTATTGGGATGTGAGAATACCTTTGCAATGAACATGATAGAGATATGTAATGATTACACTGCCCACAGGAGGCTGATGACCTCGCCCTTATTGACCCTGACTCTGTGGTTGGACAAGTTGAATACATAGGTCACAACAGGGCCGTCTGATAAGAGCCCTTGATCTACTATAAAGTTTTTGGTAATAAACACTCCAGGGGATCGTAACAGTATAACTCTATCCTCGTTACATTTCAGCTCGCATCCATGCTGTACAGTACCGTAACACATACCTGGGACTTCTATACTTGTGGATGCCATGAGTTCTAACATAGCACCCTTTGGCAAGTCAATTCTAATCTCGTCTCCTCTATCAGGCCGCAGAATAAGGGCCATGCTAACTCCTGGCTTTGCGGGACAGCTTTACAGCTCTTTCCATAGGTAACTTATGGGCTCTGAATAGGTGCATATGGAGACCTTTTGTCTGGTAGTGGATCTTGCATTTTGGACAAGGGATCCTTAATCGTGCCTCATCTCGTGCGCTGCCAGCCACCGCCACTTCCGATAGCTGCTTAGCTCCTGCGGGGGAGCCAGGTGGCAATATGGGCAAGCGATCCACAGTCCTCTTCCCCGTACCGAGAAGTAGTTGTGCCATCCTCTCGGTAAGTATTGATTGAGATATGCCATTGTCTCTCGCATAGTCTTCGAGTTTCGCGAGGTGGTATCCATAGTTGAACGCGACGTGGTTGTTTTCTTCATGATTCATTCACTCCTCCTTTGTCAATCTTAGCTAGACTATCCCTGGCAGAGTCCTGCTCAATCTGGACCCATCAGTTTGCCCAAAATAACTCTAGCAGAATCCCGCTCAGTCTGGACGATCCTCTTCAGTCTGTCCATTTTCTCTATAATATTCTCCAGATGGACTATCCCATCTGAAACTATTTCTATAAACCTCTCCTGGTGTTCGAGTTCTTTTCTCAGCCTGACGATATCTTGGGCGTCCACGGGCTACTCCTCCTTCGGCGGTGTGATCCGCAGAGTGTAAACAGGCGTGACCTGGGTGGAAGCCTCGATGACCCCAGGGCTAACTCCATGAGATAGAAGGAGTTCCGCCTTTATAGTAGACCGTGGAGCATTGAAATAATTGACTAGATTATCAGCCACCATGACCTTGCTAATCCCATAGGAGCCCACGATCTTCTTCATGGCGTCAGATATCTCCTTCTTCTTCCCCGTAGCCTCTTTCTCCTGGACGCTCCATTCCAGGTATTCACCGACCATCTGCTTCATCTGCCGCTGCTCTGCTCTGTCCTCGATCAATTCCTTCAATTCAGGGACGCGCTCCTCCTCTTTAGGTGGAGGTGGGGGAGTCTTGTCCTTAGGTACCATGCTGGCCCCAGAGCCCACGGCCTGCCTGAGTTTGGACTTCATCTCCTTGACCTTCGCTGTGCTCGTAAGTGCTCTAACTGCCATAGTTTAACCTCCTCTGTGTACAGTATGAGTATGACACACAAGCATACCATTGTCAAGCCTTATTTTTAACAGATCGTGATTTCTTTGCGCTCAGGATGACATAAGGTGGATTAAACTCCGGCACCCCTGCGCGGCGGCCTGTCATCCAACGGCGCACATAAACCTGACGTGGATCAGTCTTGCCTCCCGTAAGCACGTTAGGGATGACTTCGAGCAGAGCATGAGCGGCAAAATCTCGATGGTAATCCATGTCACATTCT